CTCATACGTGATGGGGCCTGAAAAGATGGGTAAAAAACTTCTTTACAAGTTTTTGCGTCGTTTTGGTCCGTTTTACTCTCTTTTCTTCGGTTTTTCTGCGTTTAAAAAGTACTGTAAAAGTGCCGAAAAAAAGGCGTGAAAGTCTTTGATTTGTTTTGCGGTGCTGGCGGCAGCTCTGAAGGAATGCGAGAGTTCGACCCAATTGGTTTTGAAATCGACGATTTACTCGAACTACTCATATTATTCTGTCACCGCCAAAGTCGATGGAGCAGATGGGCGAGTACTCGTCGTAGTATGTAGATGTGTCGTTGATGTGATGGGCGTCGTGACCGGGACCACAAACGTCGTCGTAGTCGCCGCTCTACGTTCAACATGGTCTTCGTTATCCAGAACACCCAGAATCGGGACTCTGCAGCGATCCATACGAAGCTTGATGCGCTCATCCATGCCATGCCCGACGCCAGTGATGAACTGACTCACATCGAAGAAGAAGACGCCGACACTATCCACGAGGCCCATCAGCACATCGGAGGAAAGTAAAGTGCCCGAAAATCCTAAAGAAGAAGTCCCCGAAGAAGTCCCTCCGGTCATAGAGCCGGATCCGGCTCATAAGGATGCCCCGGACGGGATTCAGCATCACGAAAATGAGCCTCAGCACGACGGGGGCTAATCACCTTTGGGCATACCAAGGCGCTGATCGAGTGGATGCGGCGGGACCCATCACGCTGGCAGGTTTCCGCGCTGGAAAGTTCCCCGCGTCCACGGCGGATATGGTTGAGATCAATGCGGAGTTTGTTCTCCCGGAGTAGCGTTTCCGCCTTGAAGTCAGCCAAAGTCGGGCAAGTACCTGAACCCGGCCGATGGCGTATCACGCAGGACCCGGACCGGGTCGGCCAGTCAGCGCCGAGTGTGGTTCGGTGTCAGCGTCACCCGTCGTCACAGCGATGCTCTCGATGCCGTTTTCGGCCGTGCTCTCGGTCTGCTCACGCTGCTCATCGTGCTGTCGGCGCATCTTCACCAAGTCATCCCATGCGAGCATCTCTCGGATGCGGTCTAGGGGCAGAACGATACCAAGCCCTGCCTCGTCGCCGAACGCCACAAGCATCCCCATCAGTTGGTGGAAGTGGTAGGTGCTCCCCAGCTTGAAGGCGGCCGCTTGGTCAGCAGCCTCCGGCGGCAACACGCCCTGCAACATGCCTGGGTGGGCCGTGTGAGCGAAGCACGGCGACCCGCTGAACCCGGCACGAGAACGACAGTCGATGAGATGCGCTTCCTTGGCCCGACTCTTGCCGTTGTCCCAATCAATCGCGACGTTCGTCGCGCCGAGGTTCGCTACTCGCACCATCGGCTGCCCTCGATCGCGCATCGAGCGCACGGGATCGAGAAGTCCGACGTACAAGACCTCCGAACCCAGGAGGATGTTGGAGCCGGAGCCGACCACCGTTCCCCCGTAAAACGGAAACCCTTGCCATACGGTCGGATCGGTGCTCGGCACCCATGCGGCAATGGCCACGTCCTCGTCGTCCTCGCGGTACCACCATGAGGGTCGGTAGCCCTTGACGAGCAGTCCGTCAGCGTTGGGCATCCAGACCTCGGCCGGGTCCTTTTCGAGCTGAACCGAGTCCGGCGGGACGCAGTGACGAGCCGTGACCAAGTAGCCGTGATCCCAAGACTCGTCACCGGGCCGCATCTCGCTTTGGACGCGGATCAGGAAGCAGGTGCCGACCGGGCGCCCTGCGTGCACGACGAACCCGACGCAACGAGTCATCTCTCTCGTCATCGCCATATCCCGGTAAGAGTACCTGTTTTGGCCCCGCAGTGCGTTTGTCAAGTCCATCATCACCGAGTACATTAATAAGTTTATTCCGTACCAGCTTTGGTATAGAATTCTCCGAAGTGAGTGTCTTCATACCATGAACCCAGAATCGGGATTCTGCAAGGATGACTTCGAGAGGCGGGTCAACTCGTGGCGAAGACTTGTCTCGTCGCGGTCTCCACGCGCGTATTCACTGAGCAGCAGTCGGACCTCGCCCGTGAGGTCGTCGAAGAGGGGTGCTGCGGCCATCGCGTTCTGACTCTCCTGAGCGAACCAATCCACGAATTCTGCGATCGGGAGATCGTAAAGGAGATAGTCAAAGATCCGCTTGCGTACTCGCCGCTCGTATTCCATCGAGTTACTCACCGCTGTACTTTTTTCATGCTACTACCCAGTTCTTTGGGGTATATACAGCCGGGATGCTATTACAACCCAGAACGCCTCGAAGTTGGTTCGTCTCATTAAAGTGAGTTTATACCTCACTTTAATGAAAGGAGATGACAGATTGCGCCCCGTCACCGCGAGTCTCGGTCGAAATCAGCCATCAAGAACAATTCGGTAGCAATTCATCATACCATTACCCAGCTGTGAGGGAGTCTGAGACTACCACGAGCGTGCGTGTTTGGACATTTCTCCACGATCCCCAAATCGCCGCTATACGACTCAAACAGTTCGTACACTGTCAGACCGTAGAATTCTTCAATATAGGTCCCGTCCGGTCGTCCGATGTAACGTGTGGTTCCGACTACTATTGGTCGCATTTTAGACAATTATCCAGTTCATTGGGATGTACTCCCCCTCAGACATTGTAGCATTATGCTGCTTCTGCCGCACTGCAGTTGGAGACATACAGTAGTAATCGTAGGAGTGGCAAAGGTCGCAGTATATATTCTCGTGGATCTCAAGTTTGATCCCAAGTTTGATCCCAAGTTCGAAGTATGGAGTACTCGCACTTTGTACCGTAGAATTCATAGCTGAACGCAGTACCAGCTCTTCGGCAGCCAACTCGCTTCGATCGTGAATTCACTTTGGGGTAAATTCCCGGGATTCGACTCCAGTTCGATGACTGCCCACTCGTCGCCAGGCCACGAGTTCAGAGTAAAGGAACGAGATCCGATGTAGACCTGTCCCTGCTGGAAGTAGGCATAGGAGTAGTGCACAGGACCGACTCTAGCATGCCCCCCAAAAAACTGCAAGCTTGACGGCCGAAGTCTTGTATGGTAGGATGAAATCCTATGACTACACACGATTCAGAAGGGTTTTAATTCATGGGTGTCTTCTACAGCCCCCACTACTATCAGGTGCACCGAGCCCCTCGACCGTCCCCGGTCCGATACGGCCCCGACTTCGCTCTCCTTTCCGATATCCCTACGACCCGAGCTGTCGAAAGCCGCTGGAACGGACGCCTCCCCATCGGCGACGTCACACTAATGGTCGGCGACGGCGGGGTCGGCAAAAGCGTGCTGGCCTGCGAGATTGCCGCAAAAATAACGACGGGGATATCGCTGCCGGAAGAGACAGTCAGCTCCCCGCCCGCCCGAGCGTGTGTCATTACCCTGGAAGATTCCCTCGCCATCTGGGACGCCCGTTTCGGCGCCGCTGACGGCAACAAAAACCTGTTAGTCGTAAAAACCGAAGCGACCTCGTTTAGGGTGAGCCAGCTCGACACCCTGGAAGGAAAGTACGGGCTCATCATCATCGACCCGGCCATTTCTCTGTGTGTCGCCGAACAGATTAGCCCGAGCAACCCCGAAAAAGTACGGGGCCTGTTCGACAACCTGAAACGGATCGCCCGCAAACTCGACGCCCCCATCCTGGTTATCCATCACCCCAACAGCCGAGGCAACCCCCTCGGCGGACCAGCGTGGCGTGCCGCTGTACGATCACAGCTCATCTTGGGTGAACAGCTCGACGGCACCCTCGGCCTGTTCCACGACAAACACAACTATTCCGAAAAACAACTACCGGCACAGTTCAAAAAATTTACCCGAAATAACGGCTCGTTTGGTTTGCAGTATCTGGGTGAGAATCAGGATCTGCAGCAATATGTGAAGCCGAGGCCGAAGGCGGGCGCCGATGACGGCTCCCTGAAGATCGTTGCCCACGCCCAGTGGGCCGTGGAGACGCTCAAAGAATATCGAGGCCTGATTGCCCGTAGTATGCTCGACGAGCTGTGGGCGGGGTACAGTGGGGGCCTGAGCACTCGTACGTTGAGCATGGTGTTGGAGCGGGCCGAGAAGAAGGGGGCGATCGAGCGCCGCCTTAACGGCCGTGAGATCGTGCTGAAGGCGCTGGCCGAGTTGGACTCAATCCCCGATACGATCCCCGACGATCTGTAAGTTGAAGTTGCAATCGCTAGCGAGCACTACTTCAACTTCAACTTGCACGTAGAGTGACGGATCGACCACGGAGAGTGATCTAATGGACCAAGACACCCACGACATGGTTACGGCCTACGCCCGACGCAACGTTACGTCAGACGGCTGCATCTGCGATGTCGAGATCGAACTGGTCGAAGATGAAGACGAACCGGGCCTGGTCCACGCTTTTTGCAGCCACGACAACTACTGCCCGGTGCTGATGAAAGCGAACTGGGAAAACAATTGACGCCTCGACCAAAATAGTGTACTATTGCGGGATGAGACTTTACGCTGATGACGGGAACATGAGGGTCGATCGTGGTGCTTTTCGGCCGCAACATCACAAATATGACTGTGATGGTATTGGTCAAGATTTCGGCCGCGATGGTTTTTATAAGTTATGGCCCCACAGCGCCCGGGTGTCCCTCCCATGGATCATCGTAATATGCTGCACTAGCGCGGCCGACATCGCCAGTTCTCAGTGCCCCAAAAATTGGGTGATGGTATGAATATCATCGTAAGTCCGGCTCGAAGAGTTGGGCGTCGGCCGGACCTGGATTGTATTCACCATGAGCGGGGCATGAACGATCATGACTGGCATCTCTATTCGACGGACCGTGGATCGCCATCAGTTTGTGTTCAGTATGGGCATGGTCACAACATTTATAAGTGCCCCAACAACTGGGTGGTGGTATGAGCCGCCGCCGAAAAACATTCGGACACCACCAAACCGCGAGAATCGGTAACTTTATATTTGTGTCGTTCGACTATTGGCATACCCGCAAAGACCGATTCACACTGTGTCAAGCTTCAGTGGGGGCCAAGCATCAATTCACCGTCCGACGTCGGCTTGGCCCGACCAGAGGAAACGTCAACCGTGATTCGTTCATTTGCCCGAATAATTGGATCATAGTATAATGAAAATCGAAATCTTTCGAGAGTCGTGCGGCTGCGTGTTCCTGGGTGACGGGCGAGTGTGGATTCAGTTCCCCCAAAGAAATTCTCCTAATTGCGGGGCTGCCTTATTGTTTGATAAAAGTGTCGACTACGTAGAGAGGTTCCCGAATAATTGGATCATAGTATAATGAAAATCGAAATCTTTCGAGAGTCGTGCGGCTGCGTGTTCCTGGGTGACGGGCGAGCGTGGATTCAGTTCCCCCACAGAAATTCTCCTAATTGCTACACAATGGAGAACAACGCCGCCTGGCTCCCCAAGAACTGGGTCGTGGTATGATTTTTTACACGCAGCAAATGCTTGATTTATAAGGACAAACGGCTCGATTGTCTCAGGTCCGGCGCCGATATATGAGATATGGTCGCTTCTTCTGTCACTTCTGAATTCACACCCATTTTGGTTCCTGCTTCCGGGGTGGATAAGCCGGATCCGACAGCTGCGGTTAACGCTGCCGTCGAACGGGCGGTCAGCGCCGAACGTGACTACGTCAACGGACAAATCAAAGTCCTTGAAGAACGTTTGCGTGGCATCGATGTCGCTACTCGCTTGCTTAACGAATCCGTCAATCGAGTGCCGACGGATATACAAAAAGAGACCGCCAACCTCAGCGCCGTTGTGTTAGAAAAATTTGTTAGCATAGCCCTGCAGTTCTCAGAACGGGACACTCGCAGTGAACGAGAATCTCGTGACAATAAGGTCGCTGTTGACGCTGCGTTCGCTGCTCAGAAGGAGGCCGCTGCCAAACAAGACGAAGCGAATCAAAAAGCCATCGACAAGTCCGAAAAGGCCACGGCCGAAACTATTACGAAACTCGGCGAACTGTTCCAGTCGACAACGGATGCGATCAACGGCAAGATCGACGATGTGAAGGTCAGGATGAATGCCCTGGAAATCTCGATGAACAGTATCATCGCTGCGGGTGGCGCAGCTAGAGACACTCGCAGCGAACACCGTCAAGGGATCTCCTCGGCCGGGCATATCATCGGCATTATTACTGGCGTGTTCGGCTTGTTGGTCTTGATTATCGGGTTGGTGTTGGCCAGTAGAGGTATTACGACTTCTTCAGGCTAGTATTGCCCACTGTAGTATGCTACAGTGGCATCAACCCAAGGAGTATCAACATGAAAGAAATGGCTGCTATCACATTGACGGAGCAGGAAGTGGATTGGCTCAACAGGTATGTCGCCGAGGGTGACGACTTCGAGTTTGATAGTAATCTCGATGAATCCATTCTGCACAAACTGTGGGGCTCCTTGCCTGCCACGGCTGGTAAGAATGTCCAGTGAGGCGTTTTCTGCGCCTACGGTACGGACATTTTTTGCGGGCGGCTGGATTTTTATCTTCGACGGATGGGCGTCGTTACAGTTCATGCCCGGAAAAAAATTGCTATACGCACCCTATTCAGCCTCGTGGGTAGACAACAAACAGTCGTTGTCGCTCCCCGAAAACTGGATCGCAGTGTGACTTCAGTCCGGTCCCAATAGAGTCGTAGTCAATAGTATGGTCGTACGTATCGATTTTAAGGACGGAACCTTCTCTTGGCATGTCGGCGACAGTGAGGTCCATTTGAACAGCGGAAACTCTGCCGAACTGGGCGTTCCCATCAAGGGGACTGCTCCCACGGAGACCGAAGCGATGAGGGCGGGCGTCGAAGCGATCCGGGAGATAAAGAAACGTCGTGAAATGGCTTCACATTACCCTAAAACCATCGAAGTTATGTAAGATCATGTATCCCGGAAACTCAGACATGGAAATTGTCGAGTTCGTTGCCTTACTCCCCCCTATTCTCCCCGGCGCTATCATTGCGCTGCGAGTCGACCCTATTGTTGACCGGCAGCACATGATGCTAAAACATCTTCACGAGGCGATCGAAGTCCAGGTCGGCCACAACGAATTTCTGATCATCATCCTCCCCGACAGTGGGAAGATCGATGTGGTTGCAGCGACCGAGGCGCTAGCCTGGTTGCAGAACTATTTGGGAGTATGTGACAATGAGTGAAGCTGCCTTGCGGGAATTCGCCGAGATGGTCGTAGCACTGTGTGAACCGATGGGGCCTCCCGCCTACTCACCGATCACTGATCCGATTCGGACCATTTTACTGAACGCTGCCAAGAAGGCTCTCAGGGAGCCCTCCGAGACCCGTGATCTTTTTGGTATCCGTCCATGGTTTCAACTCGTCAATTTTGATCCGCACTACGATTGAGCCGCTTCTTTTTTTCGCGCTTCGTTTCAGGGCGGTAAAACGGCGCCATCCAACCGGTTTCCGGTAGCCGCTCGGCAACCCATGTAGTCCCGCACTGTTCGCATTCGACGACCGTACCTTCCGGCAGGCTTCCCAGTTTCGAACCGAACGGAACGAATCGGTAAACTGTGTCACCGATCGGACGCCCAAGTCCGAGACATACGTGCTCTTGTCGAGCAATAATTTTCATGAATTAGCTCCTACTGTTGACGGATTGATTTTTGCGTGCTATCCTTACATCACTGAGTGACCAAGCAACCTTTGGAGGTATCAAGTGTCAACAGTAACGGGAAGCTTCCCCAATGTAATCTACGTCGACCCTCGGGACGTGATCGTAGACCTGAGTTACCAGAGAATCCTCGATCAGCCACGAGTTGATCGGATCGTGAAAGGTTTCGACGAGAGGCTGTTCGGGGTTCCGTTCGTGTCTCGCAGGCGGGGCATACTGTACTGCGTGGATGGACAGCACCGTCTCACCGCCGCAGTGCTCAAAGGGATGAACCGGGTTCCGGTGCAGCTCGTCGAGAACCTGGAACTGCCCGAGGAAGCCTGGATGTGGGGAGCGGTCAACAACTACCGCAAACTTCACACTTCGGTGGAAGCCTTCAACGGCGCCCTTGTCGCAGGCAGCCAAGTGCACGCACAGATCAACGAGATCATCACCGATCTCGGGCTGAAAATCTCCAAGACTCGGAGCGATGAGTCGATCGGTGCAACTGGAACGCTTCTGCAAATCGAGAAGCGGGGCGGGGTTCCCTTGGTGCAAGACACCCTGACGTTGATCAAGACCGTGTGGTATCCACATAAGCTGGCGTGGGATAAACGGTTCATGGCGGGCGTCGGCATGTTCCTTCATTTCTATGAGCGGATCATCGTATGGGACGACATGGTCGATTCGTTCAAGAAGGGTCTAGCGGACAACTACACGCCGCACCTCATCCTCACCAAAGGGGCGGAACTGGACTCCCAATCGGGGATCGCATATCAGCGCAACGAAGCGGTGGCTTTCATCCTGAAACAGGAATACAACAAGTACGGACACCACAAGTACGGGTCGGTCAAGAAACGGGATCGGACCATAGGGAAATACAAAGGTTTCGCCTAGCAACAAATAACTCAACAAAAAAGGAGACCCGGGTCGCCCCGGGTCTCCTTTTTTTATGCCCCTTTCCCGATAATTAAATGGTGCTACACTATTTGGTCGTGGGTCATTGGAGTGGATTTAATATTGGGCAACGGAGCCCGGATGTGATCTTCTGTCAGTCGATGCTAGGACAGCCTGAAACGGGCTTCTGGTCCGCCAATGATGAAGATGCCTTCCTCGACTGCATCGAGGAGAAGGCCAGTAATGAGTGGGAGTGCCTAGCCAGTTTCTTCCCCAGGAATTGGTTTCACCTTTTCGATTCTGCGATCTATTAGGGATTTTACAGTGCGTGATATGCCCCTGTTTGATGAAGAGCCGAGTTGCTTAGAGTGCGGGGAAATAAAATTTCGAGAATCATCAATACCAGGAGTTTGTTTTGCTTGCTTTAAGTCTGTCCGAGACGAAGATACCGAGGGAGTGGAGTTCTCATATCATCGTCAAGGTATGCCCTAGTCACGGCATCTACGCCCCCCTGCTGGAAGACGATCGGTGTGACTCGTGGTGCAACTCGCTGGCGCTGTTTGCAACGTTCGCTGAGTTCTATGACGCCATCAAACCCAAGAATGTAGTGCGTTTCTGAAATGAACATCGATGCGTTATGGAAGCGCTACAAACACGACCCCAAAGAGGCTGATCGTAATGAGATCGCCATCTACTATATGCCTGCCGTCCGAAAAGTGGCGCAGACGATGGCGTACGGATTGCCGTCCAGTGTCGACGTGGAAGATTTGAACTCGTACGGTCTGTTCGGTCTGTTCGATGCCATCGAAAAATTCGATCCCGATAAAGGGTTCAAGTTCGAGACCTATGCGGTGCAGCGAATCCGGGGCGCTATCGTTGATTCGCTACGATCCCTCGACTGGGTGCCCCGGTCGGTGAGATCCCGAGGGCGAACCTTGGAGACGGCACTTTCGGAAGATCCGAGACGTTCCACTGCCGGTGCCGCCGATCGGCTAGGCTGGACCGCTAAAGAGGCAAATGATACACTAATGAACGTCCACTCCGGAAACGTAGTTTCGCTTGAAGCGAGACTAGGCGACGAAGAGACTCAGCATGGGACCAGCCTGATGTATTTCATTACTGCACTCGATACGGCAGAGGACTTCGTCAGCATCGAATATGTCGTCAACGAGGTTGCTGCAGCGATCGAAGGGCTCCCGATGCGGGAAGGCCTGATCGTGGCCCTCTACTACTATGAAGGTTTGACGCTGGCCGAGATCGGTGCTTTACTGCACGTTACTGAGAGTCGGGTCTGCCAGATCCATACCAAGATCTGTTATACAGTTCGGCGGGAGTTGTTGAATTGAGCCGAAAACGAAGGAGGATGAACGCTAAGCAGCTCATTTCCATCGACGCCGATGTCAAGACGCTTCGGAAAATGGTCAACGAGATGGAGGAGCTAGCCGAGAGTGTGCAAGGCTTCTCCGTCTTGACCCAGATGAAAAACGTGGCCATCGTGGATATTTCAGAGTACGCCCGACAATGAAAACAAAGTACCAGTCTGCTGGCCTCGGACACATGCGGTTTCCCTGCAGTACCTGCGGGCGCATCGTCTGGAAAAATCAGGACGAAGCGAAGCGGGAAGCGAAGAGGATCCGTGCCCGCTACGGAATCCGCACTGTTGCCGAAAAATGTCGGGGCGCTCGTGCCGCCAACGGGTGGGATTGGGATTGGGGGTGCGGTTGGCATGTGGGAGTGAAGGGCTCAAAAAATAATCCTTGACAGCCGATAGATCTGGTAGTACAATAGACAGCATCGACAACCGAAAGGCAGAAAACATTGTAGGGCAAACCTGAACCTCATGAGAAAATGTACATCCTAGCTAGGGCCGATATCGGTCCCGGCCTTCAAGCGGCGCAATCAGCTCATGCCGCTTTTCAAATTTCAGCTGAGTATCCCCAAGTGGTCGAAGACTGGCTGAAAGATTCAAGCACAATTGTGCTGCTGTCTGTTGACAGCGAAGATCAGTTGTTGGAATGGGCTGACGTATGCCACAAGGAACGGGTCACCTATCTCCTCGTGAGAGAACCCGATCTGGGGGACGAGCACACGGCGCTGATCGTGCCTCCGTCGCATGTCGGCCCAAGATTTTCTGAGCTACCATTGCAAGGCGAGGTGGTTGTAGTGGTATAATCAGAGAAACATTCCGGGGAGAAGCGGCCAATCGGTTGCAGGCTTGTAGAAGTTCGAATCTTCACCCCGGAGCCAGCCTCGGCAGGGAATTCGCTATCAAGGAACGTGTAGCGGAAAGCCCTCTTTGATGTGCAGGTCATCAGCCGAGGACCATGCCAGGGTCCCCGTACGGCGGGACTAGGAGTTCATTACTCGCCCTGGCTCCATGCCTGAATAGTGTAGTAGCTGCACGCTCGACTCTAACTCGGGAAGGACCGGAGCGTAACCGGATCAGGCTCAACATGGCGGGATAGTGTATGGGCACGCCCTACTCGGCGATCGAGCTTAAGGGAAGAGGTTCCGTTCGATTCGGTCTCCCGCTACTCCGATAAGTACCCACGGAGATTGTCGTGGAGATGGTGCTATACGTGGCTGAATGCGAGTTTGATGACCTGGCGGCATTCATGGCCGATCAATCACACGATCCAAGTTTTGCCGACATAGCCGACGATGAGCAAATCCGTTCGAGGCTGCTTGATGACCTAGCGGCCACGCGAGAAATCGCAGGCATGACGCAGCTCGAAGTCGCGAGTCAGATGGGGACCACCCAGTCCGCAGTGTCCGAACTCGAAGCTGGTGAGAGCGATCCACGGCTTTCCACCCTGCAGCGCTACTCGCGAGCCGTTGGTGCGAAGTTGCACGTCGCCCCCTCAATGACTAATCGAACCAAGGTCCGACAAGCGGTTGGCCGCCTGGTGGCGGGCGCTTGTTTTGCGGATGAAGAAGTTTGTTCTGGCGCGCCCGTCAACAGTGAGGGGCAGCGTGTCATCATCCCTGTCTCGGAAGATGAGCTGCTCATCGATGTGTGCGGTCTCGTTCGGCAGGCAGGCGGCGCAGCGCTGGTCGTAGCGGTGAACCTCGAACTGTCAACTCCTCACGATGTTTACCTCATCCACAGGGTGAGCAGTGCGCCAACAAGGCCCCTCAATGACTAATCGAACCAAGGTCCAGGTCGCCACGGATGACGACGTTAGATCCGCGGTGCGGGATAGCCTCTCGGGGTTGGGGTTGACGTTCGATGAGTTACAGGCGCAGGCGGAAGCGGATCGTTTCGACAGCGACCTCGCGAGGCGGACGTGGTTGGCAATCGCAGACCTTGCCGCTTACGCCTGACCCACCGACTTTATAATCAACTCTTCAGCTGTGAAGTTCTTCCCGATCGCTGCAGAATAGGTTGCCTTCAGCGGGCGAATCGAGTCTCGTTTGTATAGTTCGTGTATTTCTGGAGCGTTGTCATAGGACAAAAGCCAATCGTGCCCCTCATGTAGCAATGCTGCCAAATTCTCGTGATCGCTTTGTGTCAGATAGTGTTGATACATCGTCTTCCCCCGCATATAATACGGTGGGTCGACATAAAAAAAGGCGTCTTCCATCCTGGCTTTATCGATGACGTCTCGGAAATCGAGCTGCGTTACCGTGAGCCGGTCACGGAAGAGTTCCGTTGTGTCCTGTATTTGCCGGACAAGATATTCTTGCCGCCACTCCGCATCGATCTTCCATTTTCCTGTTTGATTCCATCCGCCGACCGGCGACGTGTGAGACTTTCCGCTATAAGCAGTCCGGTTCAGGTAGATCGCAGCGAAAGCGTCGTCGACCGTAGACAGTTCTCGGAACAAATCGGTAGTAGCGGTCGTGGAGAGGATACGATCACATAAGGCATCAACGTTGCCGGTAGCAACCAGTTGCCAGAACGCAGCGATCTTCGAATCCAGATCGTTCAACCATATCAAACGATCTGGATCTCGTTGAGCTACGGCGATACTGACACTGGCGCCACCGCAAAACGGTTCACAAAAAAGTGGACCCGGGGGGACGTCGTCAAGGAACAGATTGACGAGCTTTGACTTCCCCCCCGGATACCTGAAAATGTTTAGCTTCAAGGGGTAAGCCAGAAGGGATCGGCTTTTCCTTCAGCGACCAGTTCCAGAGTCTTCAGGTTTGTTTTTTCGGGCCATTGCTCTCTGAATGGGACACAATGCCCAAAAAAATCCGAGTACCATGCCCGATGTCCACCCCTACTGGCATGGGGACCGTCATGACCGGCTCGGAGGCAGCAGTGCCACGACCGAGGTTTCGCCACGGACGCCCTCAAACCGCCGAATGTCAAAGCGATACTCTGACATGCGTTTGGGTGTCCGGGGTCGATAAGGTTATCGATCGGGATCTTCTCTTTGCGTCCCGATGACTGGTTCTTCATGAGCGTTTCCTTTCGTCGTTAATCAAGTGGGCACAGCCCCATAGTGGTTACTGTCAGATAACAGCAGGGACACGAAGGTCGTGTAGGAATTGTCATTATAGCACTCCTGGTGCCCTTCTGTAATACCAAATGAGCACCAGGATAGGCCATATAAAACCCATCATTATATGCAAACCGCTCTACGTCATCTGCTTCTCTTAAACAATGCTGTACGTAGGTCAAGTCTGCGCCTAATTCGCTCGCTACATCGTAGCTGCTGATCCATTGCGGAGTGTCATACTCTAATGCTGTCCTAATTCTGGTGCGGATGAACGAGACTGTGTCCATGAACGAACTCAACACTAAAATTTAGAGGGGCGCTACTGAGAAGTGTTGCGGCTCCGATTTGCGGGACCGAGAATATTTGGTGCAGTCACTGCACGACCACTTTTGGAAGTGGCTGACGTTGGTGTGGTGAAATCCTCGCTTCATCAGATGTTCGCTGCCGCAGTGGGGACAGACATGCTGTCCATCGAATTCGGGGATCACCAGTCTTGGTGTGCCAGTAACGTAGGGCATGAGCGCTTCGTATACTTGTTCCAGGAGAACGACGTCCCGTCGATTATATTTTAGCATCTTGTTCAGCGCAGTCTGGTCTCCGTGATAACAAGATTTCCACAATTGGAAGTCGGTTTTGAGCTTCTTGCCGAGGCCGAGGATTTCGCCCAGATAATCCAACTTGTTGTACGCTAGCCGAAAGTTTCTCTTGGCCAACTTGCATGTATCGATCGACCTCTTAGGACCGATCGGCGTCAGACCGAGTACCAGAAGCCGGTTGTTGAGCATAGGTATATCGAATCTGTCGCCATTGTGAGCGACAACGACATCGGCTTCCCGGATCATCTCAGCCAATTCAAATACGATTCTGCTGTCGTTTTGGTCTATCGCCTCTTGCGGTGTGACGCAGCCGGAAGTGATCGTTTTTTCGCCGAGCCATTTAGCGGACCACGTAAGCAAGAAACTGTCGTGGATGAGACGATCATGCGTAACATACTGGTCGGTGGGATGCCATATGTGTGCCAACAGAGGCCCACTCTCGATATCGTACAGCAGCACTCTGAGCTTGGTCATTATCGCCAATCAGTCATTATATTATCGTCGCGGGCTCCCGCGTATCAGACTGATGTCCTCCATCTTAACACAGGATCTCTGTATAGTCCTTCTGTAGGGAGCCCGTTTATACGGATAAACAGAGGTACCATGTGAGCCCGACCGATCTCTGTCGATGATAGTTAGGTCGCTCAAAGAGGAGCCTTTGCCTGTGTCAGACTACCTTTCTTTCCGGTTGCCCGAGTCTTTTATCGAGACCTACAAGGAGGGCAAGCCAGATTGGAAGTTTGGGATTGGGGGCGGCAATTCGCTGTCAGAGCTGACCTTTATTGGTAAGTATTCCCGCAAAAAGGGGGATGGGACGAAGGAACAGTGGTTCGATGTTTGTGAGCGTGTGATCAACGGCATGTACTCCATACTCAAGGATCACTGCACCCACCAGCGCACGCCATGGAATGAGTTCAAAGCACTCAAAAGTGCGCAGGATGCCTACGAACGAATGTATTCGTTCAAATGGTTGCCCCCTGGCCGGGGTCTGTGGATGATGGGGACGGACCTTGTCCACGGCGAAGGACACTCCAACGGTTTGCAAAATTGCTCCTTCATCAGTACCGCCAAACTGTCCACACACTCAGCGTGGGAAGCAACCGGTCCATTCATCCGAATGATGGAACAGGCAATGTGGGGCATTGGTTGTCTTGCCGAGGGTTCTATAATTATGACTTCCGATGGTCCTAAACCTATCGAGACTCTCGGTGGGGCTTGTGATGTCATCGTCGACGGAGTGAAACATCATTCCCCTACGGGGTCATGGTTCACCGGCGAAAAGAACGTTGTAGAGATCCGGACCAATGAAGGCTTTCGCCTTAAGCTGACTCCCGACCATCAGGTAAAAACAGTAATCTACCGACGCTCAACAAACAATGTAGTCAGATGTGAATCAATCTGGAAAGAAGCACAAGCACTACTCCCGGGAGATCTAGTCGCACTGAGTCACGCCGGAGAGTATATCTGGGGAGGCGCAGGCACCTTTGATGAGGGTTATCTGGTCGGAGCCGTACTGGGGGACGGGTGGCTGGATGATGGGGGACGAGCGTTTGCCGCAGCTTACCGCAAAGATCACAACATGGAAGGGATAAAGCGACAGTGCGAAATCAGCGGTCAGTACGTTCCCCGACGCAACTGTGCTGGGGGTTGGCGTACTAAAAACAAAGACTGCGACATATACTCGGTAGGATCATGGGTATTTGATTATCTGTCTAAAACTCCTAAAAATGTCAAGCCCACTGTCGAAGGGACGGGGGCTGATTTCCATATAGGGTTCCTTCGAGGGCTCTTCGATGCAGACGGATCAGTCATCGACTCCGGCCCCGAGGGTAGAGTTGTGAAGCTCACTCAAAGCAATCAAAACACATTGGAAGTCGTTCAACGCATGCTGTTAAGATTTGGAATAAGGAGCAACATAACGGTCAAGCGAGCCGAACAAGTGGAAGCCACAATTCTCGGGAAGGTGACCGTTTCAAATCCAGCCTGGGATCTTCAAATCGGGAAAGACGGAATCTCCAAGTTTGTGGAGATGATTGGCTTCTCGGAGGGTCCGAAGTCTGAGAGATTACTCGCAATGGGAAAGGATAGGCCATACCGTAGCAAACAGCGTCTTCATGCAGCGGTCACTGAAGTCCTCGCCTTGGACGAAAAAATGCGAACCTATGACATGTCGGTTCCAGACATCCAGACGTTCGATGCGAACGGCATGCAGGTCCATAATTGTGGCAGCGACACTCGGGGTGCGGGTCGGCTCATTCTAAACCAACCCATCGACCGCACCGAGATATTTACGGTACCAGACAGCCGAGAAGGGTGGGCCGAATCTGTCGGCAAACTTCTGGAATCATTTTTCTTTAAGAATCGTCCACGTCTGGAACACAACTATGATCTGATCCGGCCTGCTGGCTCTCCGCTGCAGCGGTTCGGTGGTTTTGCGTCGGGTCCGCAACCTTTGATCGACTGCCACGAATCGATCCGTGCCCAACTAGAAGATCGGGCGGGCGACCATATCACTAGCCGAGATATCACCGACATTATCAACAAGATCGGCAAGGCAGTACAGGCCGGTGGCACTAGGCGTAGCGCTCAGATCATGTTCGGCGACCCCGACGACAAAGACTTCGTGAACATCAAAAATTGGGAACTGGAAGAGAACGTCGAGCGAACCGGACCTGATGGTTGGGCGTGGAATTCGAATAATTCGGTCTTCGCGGAGACCGGTATTGAGTATTCTGATCTTGTTGAAACGATCAAGATTAACGGAGAGCCCGGCCTGTTTTGGTTAGAATTGGCGAGGTCATATGGTAGAATGGTTGACCCTCCAGACGGGAAAGATTGGCGTACCGTAGGTTCTAATCCTTGCGCTGAGCAGACGCTTGAACACATGGAAGTATGCACATTAGTAGAGATGTTTCCGAACCTTCATAACGACTTCGACGATTTCAAACAAACGATTAAAGCGGCCTACCTTTATGGCAAAGCCGTTACACTGTTACCGACAACGTGGCCAGAAACAAACGAGGTCATGGCCCGCAATCGTCGGATCGGATGCTCGATGTCTGGGCTCGCCCAGTTCGTGGAAGAGCGGGGCTGGATGCAGCTCAAAACGTGGATGGACGACGGTTACAGTTTTCTGGTTCATCGAGACACAAAATACTCTGAATGGCTGGCGGTACGGGAATCCATCAAGAAGACCAGCATCAAACCGAGCGGCACAGTATCCATTGTGGCGGGTGTGACGCCGGGAGTGCATTGGCCGGTCAAATCGGGCTACTATATTCGTCGAATCCGCTACACGATATTCGACCCGATCGTAGACGTGCTCAAAGATGCCGGGTACGATGTCGAGCCGAGCTACGACGACCCAAGCAACACCGTCGTAGTATCCTTCCCCACTCGGGGACCGGTCATGCGGGACGAACGCAATGTCACCATCTGGGAAAAAGTAGAACTCGCTGTACTGGCGCAGCGATATTGGGCGGACAACCAGGTCAGTGCTACGATCTCATTCATGCCCCACGAAGTTGACCAAGTGGCGCACGTGTTGTCCGCCAAAGACGGGCAACTGAAAAGTATTTCGTTCCTGCCGATCACAGACGCAGGGACATCGCATCGGCAAGCGCCCTATGAGCCGATCGAAGCTTTCACTGCAGAGGCGATGATGGCGAAGATCAAACCGATCAGCCTAGATCGGCTCTACGGCCGGGAATCCTTGGAGGCCCAAGGCGAACGCTTCTGTGATACCGAACGTTGCGAACTACGCTAAACATCTCCTTTAGCTGTTCGTCTTATATTGCAAGTGTTGCACGAAGCCACGAGGTTATCCGGAGCAAACTCTCATAAAATATTCATACGATGATCCAGTTCGACGGGAGAGCCTCATGTCTCGGGTCGCCGACGAACTCCGGCGACCTGTCTTCGGAAAAACATGAGACTGTATTCGGAATCCTGGGATCGTTTATCGCATACCGCAATCTCCAGATTCCGTCAACCGAACGCTCTGTAACAACTCTCATTCGACAGAAGGGTCCGAGTTAAGGCGCCAGTCACGGACACCGCACCGACAATGGCCCACTTGATATGCTCCACTGATAATCACCTTCCATCCGCACGCCTGACACTCGACCTCAATCAGTGTCGCCTGCAGCGCTCTTTCCTCGCTGTTCCGCACGGGAGGCGTTACCCTCCGCATCCTTGAACCAAGTCCCGCCTTTTTGGTTTCGTCGTCCACCGATGTCCTTCGCTTCCCACAAAAATTTCTCTGGATCCACTACGATATACTTATTTTGGGCGAGCTTCTTGAGCCGCCCTTGCGCCACCATCATTCGCTGATAACGGTTGGCCGAAAATAATGCCACCCCCAGGTTTTCTGCCAACTCGGACATCCCGACCGACAGATAACCTTCCCGAGTTTTGGTACGCCACATCCAGATGTGAAGAGCATGGATATCCAGTGGGGCACCCTTCACTCGACTCAATTTGCCGCTCCGTCTCCAGCGCCATTTTCGTTCAATCTTTTGGTCAGATTGGCCGATGGATGAAAGCTGACGGCGAGCCGTGCGGGCACGGTCAGCACGTCACCAGTTTTTGGATTTCGGCGGCGAGTTTGTTTGCGCTGGATGATCTCAAATTTCCCGAACCCAGTCAGTCGTACCGGGTTGCCGAGGGTCAGCTCTTCCGCTGCAAGAGCGAGCAGAGCCTGCAGTGTGCAATCAACGGCGTAGGTGTCGAGCCCGGTATCTGCAACGATTCGGGCCACCATCTCACTTCGGAACATCTCGATCCTCTCTGTCCTCCCGTACTGTAGCACATTTATCGCTGCAGATGCAAGAAATTCCGGACTCTTATAAAATTATGATATAATCCTGCTCGTTTAACAACGTTGGACAACTCGACTGGTGAGCCAGGACTGCCTAACCCGCAAATTTACCTGCCACCTGGAAAGCTCAGTCGGCTCAGTTGTCCCAACTTTATAAAAAGTTCGAAATCCAGTGGGACCCCCACACCCAAAACCAGGGAGACCAGATGAAACAACAGCCCAGGTCAAAGCGCTACTCAGTAGTGACAGTGAAGCAAAAATTGCCGGATGGCACCGTCGTTGTTACCGACACGCAATCCCGATACAACCCCCAACAGATGAAGAAGATCGTTGGCCGGTACCAGAGGATGGAAAATGTTCCGGCAATGCTGCCTGACATGGACACCAGATCAGGTCGGAGGAATATGACCTCTGCAGCGATAATCAAAATGGCGCCGCAGGCACAGAGCAACCGTAAGGTTGCGACCTCGGGGGGTTGTAGGGGGGCAGAGCGCTCAGAGCGAAGCGAAAGCGGAGCCCCCCTACGGAAGGACCGAGCGGCCCTCCGGCACGACATCAACCGGAAGTTCACGTTCTCGGCTTACGGGGTAAAACGGTCATGGCTCAGCTGAGATAGTGGAGCCGTCACAGGCGGTGTGAAGGGGAATATGGGATGACAAGGATGAACTGGGATCGGGTCCGCATGGAAAATAAGATGCGAACCTATGGACCGGTTTCGGCGCCGAGGTATCCTAAGGCAAATAGCCCGAGTAAATCTCCGCCGCTCCGGCCGAAACGGGTTAAGAAGCCAATGAAGCCGGTATTCCGGGCCAAGTACTTCAGTACCTGTCCGCTGTGTGGTCAAACCATCACCCCGGGAGTACCGATTAAACGGGAAGAAGAGACTACCGTACACAGTTCCTGTCTGCAGCGAAAGAAGATTGGGTTGCATCCGGCGAAGTGAGTGGTCGATGAGTTCGTATGGAACACGACGAACCCTTCGCTATCTTTCTGGCCTCCGCTTACGGGTTCGGTGCCAATTTCGGCCCGATCGGCATCTGGGTGACCGAACCCTGCGGCGAATTCACTCGACTCACCCATCTGCCCACCCCAAAAAATTGGTGCTACGTCACAATTGCTGGTTGACGCTGCAGCGACAAGAGAGTAAGGTATCGCCCTATGGATGCTGAAATCACAGAGTTGGTCGAGAAACTTCGGGGCCGCACCGAAAAAATCGGGCTGTACGTAGAGCAGGTCGCAGTGGCCTCCCCCACTATGGTCGACCCGGAAGTGGCAGCGAAACTAGAAGCCGACGAATCGCTAAAAGATATGCTATCGTCCGGTGAGGTTTCGTTGATCCTGTTCGCCTCGTTTCGTCCGGGCGATGTAGCCTTTTCGGACCGGGTAATAAACGAGGCACGGTACCGTCAAGAACGTGAGTTCGATACGATCGTGCCGACTACTAAAGAGTTGAAGTATGACCGGATCATGGATAAAATCAAGGACTCTGACGATGACGATGATCCGCTCGCTTTCCTAGATGAGGAGTTGTAAAAATGGAATTCACGGCGAAAGCGGTGCGTACCACACCCAGAGAGGTGTGGCTGACCCGCGCCGATTGGCAGGCGGACCGAGACAAAGGGGTCGATTCGTGGTCCAACGGACTCTCGGACGTGGAGCGTGCAGCGGTACTGAAATTCGTCAGAATCGGCATGGAACAACTGTACGACTCTGTTGAGGAATGGATACCGCACGGATTGCAGATCACTGTCGGCGAAACACTAGAGGTAACCTTCAAAATCTTTTTCACTGAGGTGCGGGATGACATTGATCGTTCGGCCATCGCGTCGTCGTTTCGGATACGGGAAGCGATCAACGGGAACGAACGAATGGTGGAAGAACTGCAGGGGTTGCATGACAGCGGAGGATGATGCAGCTGTCGGCACTGGGGAAGGTGACCGTAACGGCATCGTGATGGACCTTTTCCATGACAACAAGATTTTTTGTACGTCCAGCTCAACTACGTTCCAATATGCGTCCTCTAGTACGTTCCCGTACACTTCGGACAACGAGCGGGGTTTCACGTTCCCTAGTTTCACTGGGCGGAAAACTAGTCCGGATCTTGCAGCGAGAATCCGGGGACTCTACATGGAAATGCTGGATACGCCCCTCACTGCCGACATGCTGATTGAATGGGATAAGCTGCAGGCATCCATTAAAGAAGTCGAGGCTGTAGCGAAGAAATATACTCGCCTCATCGAAAAAGAAATCGCTTCCAAGCTGGATTGAGATAATGATTACTTATCAGACAATTATACGAGATGTCTCCGTTATCTCTGAATCTGACTTTGACCTTGTATATTCTCGGCATCGTAAGTTTGGTCAACTGCGAGCCAAAGTCTTATGGGGCGGTGAGACCGGTGATCATTGGATTAGCCTGCCCAACAGCTGGGTCGTGGTGTGATGCTCCTCTTGGGATGGCGGCTTGGTATGCCTGTCATGTCCGAATATCTGGCTGGTACCACCGTTGAGTTGGTATGGTACCATCTTGGCCCAGAAGTGCGATCAAATGGGCGTAGATCCTATGAATCCGTTTATCTTCCCAACAACTGGATAGCTGTTTAAAACAATGATGATCAGTCCGATTATGCTACCAAATGGGCCAAACGGGATTCAGAACGCAGCGCACTCGGTCAAAAGGTGGACGCAGAACCGATCTTGGCGACACCTACTTCCGCTCCAGCTGGGAGTCGGATTGTGCCCGCTATCTGAACTATTTGATCACTCAGGGTACTGTTCTCTCGTGGGAGTTCGAACCAACAATATTCGAATTTCCGGTGAAACGAGGGACGACTCGTTACTTGCCCGATTTCCGCGTTGTCTTCCCTGATGGGCGCCACGAATGGTGGGAAATAAAGGGTTGGATGGACCCCGCCTCTAAGACCCGGTTGAGCCGGTTTGCCAAATACTTCCCAGAAGAAACACTCGTCCTTATAGACGCCCCCGCCTTTAAACTTATACAGACGGAATATGGTAACATCCTTCCTGGTTGGGAAAACCGGACAACGAAGAAGGTAGCTGTATGCGACTCCTCGTCGGAGCCCCCTGTGTCCGTAGGGAATGGATCATCACTGAGTGGTTCTACCACATCCTCCACGGCGTCAAAGTCCTCAATGAGTTCCAAGAAACCGAAGTCGCCTTCATCCTCCTCGGCGGAGAAACCGATCCCACGTTCACAAAAATCCAAGAAATCCTCCAAGTAGTCGACCTCAATGTCTACGTCGAATACATCGATGAGCCCCGCATAGAGGATAAACGGGATTGGGCTGAGGATCGCTATCATCGGATGGTGGCGCTGCGTAACCGGCTGTTGGGCAAGGCGAGAGGGATCGGCCCCGACTACTTTTTGAGTGTTGACACCGACGTGTTGCTGCACCCGAACTGTATAAAAAACTTGGTCGAGTCGGCACAGACGTTTGATGTGGTCGGCGGGCGGTGTTACATGAGTTACCATAACGATGCCCCGTCGAATATGATTATCGGTAAGCTGTCCAATCAGCGAATCGATTCCCGGTTCGTGATCCCGGTCGACGTAGTGATGGCGATCAAGCTGATGAGCCCAAAAGCGTACGGTTTCGACTACCAGTACAATTATCGGGGCGAGGATCTTGGAATCGCCGAAAAGTGGAGGGAAGCGGGGCTCACGATCGGTTACGATGGACGAGTGGGCAACAAGCACTGCATGTCTCCGGACGATCTCCACAAGTTCGATGAGCGGATCGGCTGGTAATGATAGCCACTACCGTTGTGGTGGTTAATTATCGGACGCCGGATCGGTTGCAGACCTTTGTCGACTCCTATCGGGCCACTGCGCCAGACGATACTGAGCTGTTTGTGGTTGATGTGGACCCTGTGAGCCCGTTTGGATGGGACAACGTGCCCGGAAATTACATTATAATGACCGAGAACGACGGATATGCAGCGGCTTGTAATCTCGCATCGCAAGAAGCCAAAGGTAGCGTGCTAGCCTTCTTCAACGCCGACGTAGAACTCCTCGACGGGACCATTAGTAGAACCACTGCCGCACTTCTCGACAATCCCGATTGGGGCGTTGCAGGACCGCTGCAGTATTCGTCCGCTGGGCGGTTGACTCACGCCGGAATCTTTGGTACTCTGGATGCGCCGAGGCACCGTGCCTGGCAACAACCGGTGAGCGATCAATACCGGGACGTCGTCCCGGCTGTAACTGTCGCAGGATCAGCCATCTTCGTTAAAAGAGAATGCTGGCTCGACCTATTGAACTGCGATATTTGGCGTGAACAGTATCCTCAGACCTTGGGTGCGTTTCCGGACGCATGTTGGCTCTACTACGAGGATACAATGCTCTGCTACCACGCCCATGCTCACGGATGGGGAGTCTTCTACCTTGGCAGCGCTGAATGTATCCATGAGTGGCATGTATCCATTAACAGATACGGCGACCGTCACTGTGTTGCTGAATCGCAAGCCGAATTTCGAAGATTCTGCGATAGGCATGAGATTATACATGATTAGTTGCAAGTCATCTTTATGGGGGAATTATGGAAGAAGTGTTTGCGCTAATTATCGTAAAAAATGAGGCCCATCGATTCTTGGATTCAATCTTAGCATGGCACTCGACATTCATTGAGAATGTGTTTATAGTCGACGATGGGTCGACCGACGAAACGGCACGCATCTGTAACAAGTACGCCGAGTGGGTGGTGCGGCGACCGGACGACGTACCGTCGTTCCTAGAAGATGAAGCGGCCTTTCGGGGCTGGGCCTGGAAAGCCGTCGGTGACTGTCTGGAGCTAAAAGAAGACGATTGGCTCCTCCTGCTCGACGCCGACGAATATTACATGCCGCAATGGGGTGTACAGCAAATCGGAGACGACGCCAGAAGTATCGGGGCGGACGCCATACGGTTCAAGATGCCAGAAGTATGGTTTGCTGATAGCATGGAGAACGGTCGTCATCTCTATGTGAGAAAAGATGGTTTTTGGAACAAGAACAGGAACATCCGCATGGTGCGATATCATCGCAACGCTACATTTAAGACGGGCGTAATGGGCGGTGGATCTGTGCCTTCAGACTACAATGGTTGCAAGATACTTGACACCAACGACGTTATCCTCCACTTCGGCTACCTGTTCCCCGAAGACAGGCTAGAAAAATATGAGCGCTACAAATTGATTGCGAACTCCCATAGTCAGGCCCATATCGATTCCATCCTGAGAATGGCCGAATTGGAGCTATGGGAAGGGCCGGAGCCGATATGGTGGCGTGGACTGTCGGAGTCGTTGTAGCAACGTTCGGATCTCGTGAGTGGAGTATTCGGGGCGACAAGCTGGCGCAAAAAAAGATCGACGAAGGCGTGAACTGCATTCATGTTCACGGCTCGACCCTGTCGGAAGCCCGCAACATTGGGGCGCTCTACATCGACACCGACTACGTGGTTTTTCTCGACGCCGACGACGACTTGGCCTCAGGCTATACGGAAGCGATGGCGGCAGCGATCGACCCGAACTGGCCTTTCGACGCCATCCTGCAGCCCTCCACACAGGGCAGGGTTGACGGTGTCCTCGACGATTTCCCGCTGCTGATCCCCCAAGCAAATCTGTACCAGAGGAACTATTTGGTGATCGGGAGTGCCGTATGTCGTACCGATTTTCTTCATATCGGCGGGTTCCGTGAATTGCCTTGCCTCGAAGACTGGGACTGCTGGATCCGTTTGATTATAAGTGGCGCTTCTGTAAAACGAGTGCCTGACGCAGTGTATATTGTGAATGTCATGCCCAATGGCCGGAACAGTCAGTCGATGTTGCATGGCCAGATTTATCACCAACTACAGCAGGAGTATGCTCAGCATGCCGACACGCTCCGGCAGCACAGATATATCTAAGAGGCGGGAAAAGTGATTCAGTTTACTGTAATGGTTCCCGTCTCTAGCGTCCTTTCGCAGCGACGGAGACAACTCCTGGAGTGGACACTGGACCGATACCTCGGCTTTTGGGACGAGAACGAGCTGAAGATCGTCATCGGCACCGATGACTCGGAACCGTTCAACCGGGCAAAGGCACGTAATATCGGATTAGCACAGGTTGACACAGAATATGTCCTGATCGCCGACGGAGACACTGCCTGCGAAGCGATGCCGGTCAACCTGGGGCTCAATCTGCTCGACGGGGGAGCCCCCTGGGTAATCCCGTACGGACACACCGACTACTATAACCTTACCGAGGACTGCACCAACAGTATCTTGGACAATCCTATGGACCCAATTATGGATCCGCAATGGGATCACAAAATCCATTCCTGGGCCGGGCTTCTCCTGGCAAGGACTGAGGACTGCCGCAAAATCGGTGGCTACGACGAACGATTCGACGGATGGGGATGGGAGGATTTAGCCTTCATGATTAAAATGGACCACTGTATTGGTCCTCATCGTCGCACTAACGGTCGAGCGTTACATTTGTGGCATCCTCGGGGTGATGATGAATTCGGGACCCCGCAGGAGTCGAAGAACAGAGCCCTTTTCGATAAGGAGTATCGAATCCCCTACGACTGGCACGATGAGCGCCTTCGATAAAATTATGATATACTGCGGACGTGAAACTAAGTATTATTGGAGCCGGAAAATTGGGACTACCCCTGGGGGGAGTTCTCGCTGAGGCTGGGCATGAAGTAATCGTTACAGACGTTAACGATACGCTCATCGAAGCGCTCCGTACCGGCACCTATGCGTCGGTGGAACCCGACTTGGATGATCTCCTGGCCCGCACCAAACTACAATTTACTACCGATGTCGCTGGCGCAGCCCGAGACACCGAAGTGTCGTTTATTGTCGTCCCTACTCCTTCTAATCAGAATGATGAATTCTCTAACGAGTTCGTGCTCCAAGCGATAGCCAGCATCGGCGAAGGGATCGCCGGAAAAGTAGCCGAACATACCGTTGTCCTTGTTTCCACCGTAATGCCGGGAGCGTCAACCGACATAATCATTCCCGCCTTGGAGGCACACTCTGGAAGAGAAATCGGGGTGCACCTCAATTATGCCTACTCACCAGAATTCGTTGCCCTCGGGTCCATCATCGCCAACATGAAGAGCCCCGATTTCCTGCTGATCGGCGAAGCAAATCGGCGGGCTGGGACAGTACTGAGCTTTATCTACCACACGTACTTGGTGTACCCACAAATTGTTCGGGTATCCGTAATCGATGCAGAGATCGCAAAACTGTCGATCAACTGCTATTTAACAGTCAAGATTTCGTTCGCCAACATGATCAGCGAACTCTGTGAAGCCTTCAAAGGTGCCTCGGCCCGAGCGGTATGCGATGCCATCGGACAGGACCGTCGCATCGGTCCTGATCTCCTTCGGGAAGGAACGGCCTCGGCCGGACCCTGCCTTCCGCGAGATCTGCGAGCCCTGTCACGGGCAATGTTCGTTCGCAACCTCCCTGATGAAATGGTATGGGCAGCGAACAGAGTCAACAAGCGACAGGTTCAACGTCTTAGAGGTATGGCGCTCTCTTTTGGTCCTAAAAAGGTTGCGGTGCTGGGAATCTCTTACAAACCGAACACATTCGTCACTGATGCTTCGGTTGGTTTAGCGTTGATGGGCTCTTTGGAGCAGAGGGGGGCGAAGGTCCAGGGTTATGATCCAATGGCCGTGTTTCCTGGTCAAGCAGTGACCATTGGCGCCGCTTTGGCTCACGCCGATGTTGTTGTGATCACGACTGCATGGCCCGAATTCGCTGCCATCGACTACGGCGAAACGCATGTGATAGATTGCTTTGGCATAGCGAAGTATGGACGGAATATACACCGACTGGGGTTCGGATGATCACGTTCCGTCAGCTGGGCCTGGCGGGGAGACTCGGGAATCAGCTGCACCAGATAGCGAGCACTATCGGTATCGCAACCGCTCTCGGCGAGTCGTGGTGTTTCCCTCAGTGGGATTATGAACCGTTTTTCTCTATCCCCGAAGACTGGTTTGTTGACGATCCGTACGGAGAAGATGCCACCAATTATGTCCCCCATATGGATGAGCGGGCCAAAGTTTATCTTCAGGACTACGGGCTGTGGCGGGACGTGAAAGATATCGTCTTTGCAGCATTACAGCCGTCAGTGGAAGCTCAGATCGAGGTCCACAAGCATCAAGACTACCTGAATCTCCCCGGGCCGCTTCTGGTCATGCATGTGCGGCGGGGCGATAATGCGACCTCTTACCTTCGGGGGGAAGAGGGCTTTCATCCCCTGCGCCCCAGTAGTTATTACCGGGAAGCGCTGACGCTGCTAGAACACGAGAGCCTTGCCATATTCTCCGATGACATTCCTTGGTGCCGACAAGAATTCGCTGATCTCGATGCCTTCTATTTTGTGGGTGGTAGTTCCAGAGCCAAAGAACATGAACCCGAGTATTTCACGGCACCGATTGAGGATTGGATCGATCTTACGGCTATGGAGCGAGGCGACGCCTTTATTATGTCCAACAGTAGCTACTCTTATTGGGCGGCGTTTCTGTCTGGTGTTGATGGGCCACAAATCATTTTTCCAGACCCGTTCTTCGGACCTCGTCTGCCGTACATAAATACCGACCTGATGTTCCCGCCCGACTGGAGAAAACTGCCACATGCTCCTTGAATTGCCTGATCTCGTCCGAGACTTTAACCTCAATATCACCGGTATTGTCCACGTAGGAGCCCACCTCGGGGAAGAGGCTGAGGTTTACTCACGATATACCGATAACGTTTGGTGGATCGAAGGGAACCCCGGCGTGATGGGAAAACTACAAGGTCTCCTTGCCCCATATCCGACTCATCATTTGATCAATGCATTAGTAACTAACCAAGATTACGGACAGCGCATCTTTCATGTGAGCAACTATGACGGCATGTCGAGCAGCGTGTTTCCCTTCGGACAACTTCACCTGGACAGCTCCCCTGACACGATATTTGTTGGCGATTTAAAATTGGAAACTCGCACTCTCGACTCATTAGTGAAAGAGCATCACATCACAGGCGTGAACATGCTCTGTATGGATCTGCAAGGCGCTGAGCTTCTAGCCCTCAAAGGAGCATCAAAACTTTTGGGCGGCATCGATTATGTGTACACAGAAGTTAACGACGATTTTGTGTATGAGGGATGTGCTTTAGTGGGAGAGTTAGACGAGTTACTTTTTGGTTTTACTAGGGTAGAGACCCGATGGACCCCAGCTCGTTGGGGAGATGCTCTTTTTTGCAGGAATCATTCCGGTGAGCTTTAAAATTATATCGGCGGGGTGGCAATGCTCTAACTATCTTGAATGGACCTTGGCGTCCGTGGAAGAACAGTCCATCCCCGACTGGGAAATCATGATCATCGACGACGCCTCCACGGACCCCCGTCAGGCTGAGAAAATCGTGAAGTGGTGCGAAAGTAGAGATAAACGGTGGCATTACCGGATCAACGAGATCAACCTCGGAACCCCCAGAAATCAGTACGAAGGCATTCACATGTTGAGCCCCGCACCTGAGGATGTCATCGTCTTTCTCGACCTCGACGGCGACAAGTTGGCCCATCCTAAGGTTTTGGAGCAGCTGCGAAAGTATTATGCTGACGGAACGCTCGTAACTTACGGATCATATATACCGGTGCCGGATATGGGCACCTCTACCCCCGCCCGACCGTTCCCTGATAAGGTAGTACAGAACCGATCCTACCGGGAAGCGATCCGGGGTGGGCATACCGGGTTCAACCACCTTCGGACTATGAAAGCAAAAGTCTTCTACGCCATGCCTGAGTCGAATTTCAAGTGGAGTGACGGATCCTGGTACCTCCACGGTACTGACTACGTCTTTATGACGGCAGCGTTAGAGTTGGCTGACGGGAAATACAAGTGTATCGAAGAGGTGTTGTTGATCTATAATCATGCCAACCCCAACGCCGATTTCCGCACGAAGAGTGTACAATCGCACGCCTGCAACACCGATTATCTGCAACGCTCACCTCTCGCCCCGCTAGGAGAATAGTTTGCGCTACATGTCCGCCGAAGAACGACGAGCTGTGCTCTTGGAATACGGCAAAAAGTATCGACTGGAAATTTTCATCGAGACAGGCACGAACACCGGTGACACTCCGTGGGCTTTGAAAGACCATTTTGTCGACCTGTATACAATCGAGTTGGACGAAAAACTGTATACCGCTGCCTCGGAACGGTTCAAAGATCTTCCTCAGGTGCGTGTTTTGCCGGGCGACTCGTCCTACGTGCTGCCCAACATTCTCAATATCGTGCGAGGCCCGGCTCTACTGTGGCTCGACGGACATCATAGCGGCCCCGGGACTGGGCGAGGAGAGTTCGACACGCCTATCGTCAAGGAGCTGGAAGCAATATTCACCGATGATCGGCGGCATGTGATTCTGATCGACGACGCCCGAATATTTGATGGGCAACCGGAACATAATGATGAACCGCATTATGCTGATTACCCAAGCTGCGAGTGGATCGAAGATGTGGCCAAGTCTTACGGGTATGACTACGAACTGCGAGACGACATTGTGAGGCTGACGCCCCATGCGGTTGACTGATTTCGCCAGCGACACTTACTCGCAGTTCGGTGAAGATGGGATGATCGAGCATATTTTCGGCATCATAGGGGAAGGCACCCGACGCTGTGTGGAGTTCGGGGCAGCGGATGGATCGTCATGCTCTAATACCCGCAAACTCTGGGAACAGGGATGGACGGCGCTTCTGGTAGAAGGGGACACCGATTGTTACGCCGCCCTCAAAGAAACATTGCTCTGGCATCCGAACTGTATTTCTGTCAACACCTATTTGACACCAACAGGACCGGAGTCTATTGACAATATTTTGGCGCAATATGTATTTGCTGAGGTGGACCTTATCTCGATCGATGTGGACGGTCTGGACTACGATATTTGGGCAGCGATGGACATCCGACCCCGGGTAATTTGCATCGAATATAACCAATCGATTCCGCCCCAGTTCTCTGTTAGGCAGAAAAATCCCAGAGAGTCGTTCGGCGCTTCCGCTTTGGCGCTTGTAGATCTAGCTCATGACAAAGGCTATGAGCTTGTCGGGATGAATAAGGCGAACCTATTCTTTGTGGTTCAAGACGAAGCACAACCATTTGTCGACTACGGTCATCTCTCGGAACTTTTCCCCTGCGAGGATCTGTGCTATGTCGCTACCGACTATCAGGGTAGACCCCTTATCCTGGGTGGCCCACCATGGGGACTCTCGGAGACCCCTTTCATCGGAGAAACTTATGGTGGATACAAAACTGTTGGTCCTTACTGGGATCTCATTAAAGTATTAGAAGCGGAAGTCGGCTCTCATGCTCTCGTCATCGGTCAAGACTGGGAGGTTAGCCCATCGAGGGAGACGGAGGCAGGCGTCGCAGCGTATCGACGAGTCTTCGACCTGCGGAGTCCTCTCGTCATCATAGACATAGCGAACCAGGCTGATGTAGAATGTTGTCGCTGGGTGGAAACTGTGTCCAAAGAGTATGGTTTTAAAATGCGTATAATCGGAAAGGAACTTGTGGTGTTTACAAGGGATACAGTATGACGGTTTCGATTATAATTCTCAACTACAATAGTCCCGAAGTAATCAACGTTTGTCTCACAACCCTCAAGATTACTGAAGGAGTTGATTACGAAGTCGTCGTCGTAGATAACGGCAGTGACTCAGACTCTGTCGAGGCACTAAAACAACATCACGCCGAAGGGCGCATCGACACTTTAGTCCTGGAGCCGGTAAACCATTTTTTTTCGGGCGGCAATAATATTGGAGTAAAGAATATCCGAGCTGATTCAGAATTCATTTTGCTGCTCAACTCTGATGTAGGTTTTCTCCGCCCCGATTGGCTGCAAAAGGCACTGGCTTGGATGGACGGCACAATCGAATATAAGCCCACGGTTTGGGGGTTGAAACCAACGATACCGAAGTCTGGACCGAGAGACATTGTTTCCATCGGCTGGAGTCACGACGTCAACATCCAGCCCGGACGGGTACGCCCGGAAGGTTGGTGTTGTTTGATACGGCGTCATCTTTGGCAAGACATGAGCCTTGACTTTCCATTCCATTATGGATTCGAGGAAATGATCGCCAGCGTCGTGCGGGGCGGTGCCAAAATTGGGGCACTTTGTCAATACGCCCCCTATCTGGTCCACCGTGAAGGCGGAAGTGGGCGAGCCCGGACCGAGATCATTAATACCCGAGTCCCCGATATTCCTGGTTGGTTCGCCGGGCTAGAAATAGAATCCCTCGACTTCACGCTCGGACCAGACGAGCACGATTCCTATATGAGTTGGTGACCAATGGACAAGTTAATCCTAGAAGAACGATACCAGAAAGCGTGCCGTGAGCCGAGCGATATTTACGAACATCTCCCCGTGTTCGTCGACGCCGTACAGGAACTAAAAGCGCAAAAGATCATCGAACTCGGCGTGCGCTACGGGGTCTCTACACTGGCGTGGATGTATGGACTCTCCCAGCAGGGACACGGACATCTCTGGGCAGTCGACACCAGTTTTCCATTCTATATTGTTGACGACCATGTTGTGACGAACCTCCTGGATCCACAAGGATATTTAGGGGTAGTGCCGTACTGGACTTTCATCCTCGGCAATGACACCGACACCGTGGTTCTCGACGCTCTCCCTCAAGACGTAGATATCATCCTGATCGACACCAATCACGTTTATGAAGAGACACTCGTCGAGCTAAACCTCTATTATCCTCGGGTGAAAAAAGGCGGGCGGATTTTTTTGCATGATACTGCCCTAGAAGTCACCGGCAACGACCCTGATAATAAGGTGAAGTTCCCGGTCAGGACAGCAGTGGACGAGTTCTGTGACTCGAACGGGCTCCGTTGGACAAATAATGAGCGCTGTTATGGACTCGGCACGATTTATTGTGATTAGCTGATAAAAATATGCTATAATTAACTGTATGGCGGCAGTAGTAGTTCTTGGTGGGGGTGGCTTCATAGGTGGACACCTAGCCCTTCGACTCCGAAATGGGCGACACGATGTCACTTGTGTAGACATAAAGCCACTGCCTGAATGGTGTCAGGTTCTCGCTGGTGTCACCAATATAGACGTCTGTGATCTGTCGACGTATCAACAGGCACGCAAAGTGATGGAGTCTAAAGATTTTGAGGCAGCCTTTCTTCTTGCAGCAAATATGGGCGGCATATCGTGGATAACCCATCAGCCTCTTGAGTGTATTCTGTCCGTAGATATTTCGTCCTCCTGCTTAAAGGCGGCTAGAGATACTGGAGTACGGAGGCTTTTCTACAGTTCGTCTGCATGTGCTTACCCAGTTCGGCTTCAAGCCGATGTAGATAGTCTCAGCTTGTCTGAGGATATGACTTGGCAGGGTCGAGCGGAATTCGGCTACGGCGAAGAAAAACTATTTACTGAATCGCTGTGCGAAATTTTCAATACATATTCGGACCTAGAGACTAGGGTTGCCCGTTTTCATAACATCTATGGCCCATACACCAGTTTTGACGGCGGCCGAGAGAAGGCACCTGCTGCGATCTGTCGCAAAGTTATCGAGGCCAAGCTCTCCGGGAACCATACGATCGAAATTTGGGGAGATGGGGAGCAGACCAGAAGTTTCTGTTATGTCGACGATTGTATAGCAGGCATCATCCGGATTATGAACTCTGATTACACTCAGCCGCTCAATTTGGGAAGCTCCGAACTGGTCACGGTAAATACACTGGTGTCAATTGTCGAAGAAATTGCCGATATAAAGTTGAAACGTGTTTATAATTTGGATGCCCCTCAAGGCGTACGGGGCCGAAACTCCGATAATACCTTGATAAACCAGGTACTAAATTGGGAACCTCGCATCAAGTTGTCCGACGGAATGAAAGCTACATATGACTGGATCTGGAGGGAAATCAACAGTGCCTGAACTGCTGCAACTGGCCCTCTCAATGGGCTGCAAAATCGATAACTTCACTCTGCTTTGCAAACTAGTGATCGACGGTCGGCTCAACTGTTTCCTTATAGAAAACAGTATGGCCTGTCTTAATGTAGACGGAGTCCCCTGGGTAATGGTCGGAAGAGATATACCACAAGGTATGTTATACGAGTTTGTGGACTAAAATGGCTGAAGAGGACGAAATTGGACTTGTCGACCTCGACATTATGTCGGGTGACACGAACCCCGTCGATGCGGGAATCGCCGTTATCGCCCCCAGCGGCGTAACCGTGACAGTCATGACCGAAGGGGAACGAGAACTTTTCGAAGGGGCGGCCGAAAAATACCAGGAAGACAACAAACTCACCAATGTGACTGACCTCAAGGATCTTGACCGGATCCTGATGATGGAACTAATGATTTATCGGTGGAGTTTCTGGGTTATCCGGGAACAAGACTATTTCGGTGAGGCCATCGACCTCGACAAGATCCAAAAATCGATTGTGGAGGTCAGCAAGGAGCTGCGGCAAGTCAAGAAGTCCATGGGGATCGACAAGATCTCTCGGGACAGAGATAAAGGCAACTCGTTGGCAGAGTTTATTGAGAATATACGTCTACGGGCCAAAGAGTTCGGTTATAAACGTAACGAAGAAGCCACGAAGGCCATCACGCTCTTCAAGGAATTGGAGGCCTTGATTGTGTTTTGGGGGAATTGTACAGATCAGGAGAGAAAAGAGAACCACTGTCAGATGGAAGACATATTTTTGTGGATCCAAACCGTAGCGATTCCGGAGTTTGTTGCGATAGACGCTGCCTTTAGAAAACAACAATCTATGTGGATCAGAGATCTTTAGCATGCGGGGCAATTCTGTAGACAAACTCGACGAAGATTGGGAAGCCAAGGTAGAAACTATCGCCAAACTGTACCCCAAGAGTGTGGCGCTCGACTGGAGCGAAGTGTTCGGCCAGGACCCGGCCATTCTAGGACGGGTCATCAACGACGTTATCAAGCTGGACCAACGGAGAGTTGGGCGTCCCGGTAAACGGCCAAGTTTGGCCCCCAATCTCACTGCACAAAAGCTAAAGGAACTACAAGGAGAGGATCACACCAATCTACCTTTTCCTGAGGCTCTGAAGATCCTCACTATGGGGACTCCTATCAAGGATGTGCTCGGGCGGCTCCATGTGAGCCGGAGTCATCTTTATAATGTGTTCGAAAGAAAAAGTCTTCCAAGTTTGGACATCATCGAGCAAGCCGCCATCGCCTTCGGGAAACATCCCAGCTACTTCCTAGAATACAGGGTCGCATATATCGTAGGCATCCTACAATCGAAGCTGACCAGCGTACCGGAATCCTCGATTGTCTTCTACCGGAAACTAGCAGGATACGAAGAAAAGCGTAAAAAATGAGCGTTATAGAGGATCTGACGGAGGAGGAAGCCTATCTTTGGGCAATAATTTCCGATCCATCGGGTCTGGATTTAGCGGAGTGGTCATGGACCGACGAAGAGCAGGCAGACGGGTGTTTCCGAGCTTGGCCATTTCAATGGAAATGGTTTAGATGCACTGATCAGCGACAGATCGATCAGATGGGTCGAGGGCTCGGGAAGAGTTTATCGATAAAAATGCGGGCCTATGCCTTTCCGTTTTTGCATCCCGGACAAGAGATGGTTATAACGGCGCCTGAGGGTGTACACCTTGATGCGGTAACAGACAACGTAGAGACAATATTTCTGTCGTCTAGGCTTGGCGACGCCATGGTGGTAAAGGGTCGTAGTGGCATAAAACATCGCCCCTTCCACATCAACTTTGTCAACGGTTCACGTATTATGGGCCGCATACCTCAACTGTCGGGCAAGGGCTTAAAAGGGACGCACCCACTGTGGTTGGAAACTGACGAGGCCAGTGACTTCCCGGCTCAAGGCTGGGTAGAAATTATCGAGACCCTGAAGATGGGCACGCCAGGAGCTGTCTGGAGGTGTATCGCAGAAGGCCAGCTCGTTCTGACGTTTGAGGGATGGAAACCTATCGAGAAAGTTGAAGTCGGAAACTTGGTTTTGACACACAAACAAAGGTGGCGTCGTGTCATAAAAACTTGGGAGAATGATATTCAGGAATGTGTATCGACACAAGGAAACGGACATCCTGGATTGATATCAACCGCTGATCATAAGTTCTATGTGAGAGGTGTTGCTCCAGGGCATAGGCGAGGAGGCAAGCAACTCCAATCTCCCGGCTGGATCTCAGCAAAGGAATTTAAATCTTCCTGTCCCTACAGCCATTGGTCTAGTCCCACAAGCGTTCCCTGGGGGGATGGGGAAGTCCCTCCTGTCGTTGCAGAGAAGGGGTGGTACACTTCGATCGCTGATACCTCAGATCTGACGTGGCTGTGGTTGTATGGGCTTTACATAGCGGAAGGCTATGGGTGTAACTCTGACAATTCTGGACACAATCACCGACGATTTCATTGGTGCGTCAACGATGAAGAATGTGATCTCGTGGCCGAGAAGCTGGCCAGTTTGGGTTTGAAATCGCATTTTTATAGGCAAGGCAAAAGTGTTAAGGTTATAGTGGGATCCTCCGGTTTATATCACTGGCTTACAGACAATGCAGGAGTTCTGGCGCACAATAAGGAAATAGCTAAATGGGTGTTTGGTCTAAATGACATACAAAGACAGGCTATATTTGATGGTATGACTTACGGGGACGGAAGCTGGTCACATGATAGGACCAGGTGGGAGTACGTTACGGTGTCCAAGAAGCTCGCACTCGGCATGAAGCTTCTTGGACAGTCATTGGGGTACGTCTGCAATCCACGACACACCGAACCCAGAGAATCAATTATAGAAGGTCGTACCGTACGGTCCAAAGAGGCGTGGTGTGTCCAAATGACCCATTTGAAGGATTATATTGCGCCTAGAACTAAGTTGTTGGATGACGGGTTGATGTGGTCCCCCATCGAAGATGGTGTCCACAGTGTCGGACCGAGAAGGGTATATGATCTAGAGGTAGAAGAGGACCATAGTTACATCGTGGAGGGTATTGTTGTATCGAATTGTCACGGCGTTACGAGAGGAATGCGGGATCACTTCTATAAGTTTACGCAACCTGACTCCGGCTGGACCGTTCACCGAGCAACCGGCATGCATCGCCCTACATGGAATGACGAAGAACGCCAAGCAAAAATGGACATGTATGGATCAAGGGATCATCCTGACTACCGCAGGAATATTCTAGGGCTCCATGGTGATGCCACTAACCCGCTCTTCGTTCTCCATCGCCTTATGCAGTGCGTGGATGCTGAACAGACCTCTACTTACAACACTGATGAGTACCAGATCATCAAAATCAATAACGAGATGGTCCTTGACAGTGGTGACGATGTTCTCGACCTGCTGGATTATCCAGAAGCGCACATCAAGAAATATAAAACATTCTGGATAGGCATGGATATCGGGCTCACACTCGCCCCGTCATCGATCATGATCTTCGCCGAGGAGAACGTCAAAGGCGTATCAAAACTGCGACTCCTGTGCCGGGTTATGTTGGAACGTATCTCTAACCCGGCCCAGGTCCAAGTGATTTTGCACACGATCGCCTTTTATAAGCCGCAGGCCTTCTCTATGGACCGAACGGGTATCGGTCTGCCCATGTTCCAAGATATTCAAAATCAAGCTGAAACCGTACCCGGGCTAAAACCGGTTCTAGATATCATTAAAGGTTACAATTTCTCATCTAAGATTTTGGTAGACTTCGACCAAACCATTGATGTCGATCAGTATACCGGGGACGCCGAGAAAGAAGCGGGCATGCATCGTAACGTGCTTGAATACTGTGTTGATGCCGAGACGGAATGCTTCACTAAAAGTGGTTGGAAGACTCACGACCAGCTAGAAGCGTCGGAGCTTATTCTCACGCTAGATCCACAGACAAAATTGGCCGAGTGGCAGCCCGTTGAGGCAGTGAATGTTTTTGATGGAGATAGGAAGGTACTTGACGTCCAAACCAGGAGTTTCTCAAGCGTCTCTACCATGAATCACAACTGGGTAACCTTTCCTGTCTCACCCTACTCTAAGAAAGAAGCAGTTGTTTGGAATACTACCGCTGACCTGGTCAATAACTCACGAATCATGATAATGGCCCCAGGCGCCGGTGCCACACATAAAACGATCGAGGATGCGGTCGTACGAGTTGTGGCTTGGCTCTACACGGAAGGTTGGTGGGGCCACGGGAGAACAGACAAATCGTGTGGTTTTGGTATTGCCCAGTCATTCACTGTGTACCCGGAGAAAGTGGACGACATCCGGCAAGACCTGACGGAAGCTATTGGGGTAAAGGGGTTTTCTGAAAGTAAAGTTAACAAGGTCGGGATGATTACGTTCTGGGTAAACGCCGAGGAAGCAAGGAAAATCGAGCGACATATTACATATCCCGAGAAATGTCCTACACCTGCCTTTTTGTCGGCCATGACGCAGGAACAGGCGCTTGAGTTTATAAGAGTATCGATAGAGGCTGATGGATGTGGGCGACAATTCATGCAGACAAAACGCTACCATGCAGAAGCCTTCATGACTGCGACAGTAATGGCCGGTATCCCGGCCCGAATGTCCGAAACAAAGAAAGGGACCTGGTGCGTGGAGTTATTGAAGAGGGGCTATGTCAAGCCCGTTCAGGCTGTCCGTTTGAACTCATTGTGCGCCTCGATGGAGATTCGTGAACATACCGGCATTGTCTGGTGCCCTACGACTGCGCACGGAACCTGGCTGGCTAGACGACGGGGGACGACGTATTTTACAGGCAACTCTTCGGACAAGTTAAGGCAGATCGTGGACGAGAACCGGATGATTATACCGTGGGACAAAGAGCTGATCGCTGAATTTCAGGGCTCTACGTGGTCATATGATAAGTCGGTCATCGATATGTATGGTCGTAGAAAGCGCTATAATAAAGGCGACTTACACAACTTGGATGCTGCCCGGATGGCCGTGCTAGGTTATGTGCAGTACGCCATCGAAGTCCTGATGAAGAAAGAGAAGCAGACCCCTGTCACTGACATCTTTCTCACCTTCTGAAACTCGGTGCCTGTTCTGCAGGAAGATTACCTCCGCAGTTTTTTCGGCGCCTCTGATCTCTATTCTGATCTGCGACGACTGTCTGATCTGTTCACGAGTCGCCGTACTATCCCCCTCTGCTGGTGCGTTTTACGTGACCCTGTTGGTCGACGACAACCCGATCTACTTCACACTCCTCGATATGTCCGCTTTCAATGACGACGAGGACGAATGGGTGCGGTCTCTAAACAAGATTCGGACCGATCACTTCGATATGGTCAAAGATTGTCGAAAGAAGTCGATTTAGGCGGATTATGTTTACTTTAACCGACGAAAACCCGATTATCCCTAAGAGAGGGAATCTCACGGTACAGGACTTCCGTGACGAACTCGATACTTTCTTCAAAGAGATTGAGAGATTTTATCAGATGGATCCGGTGTCGATTCTGCAGCGACTTGCCGCTTACAGTGGCCGGATGTCCTACGTGAGATCCCTTATCATGCGCCAAAAAGAATCACGGGATCTGACAAATTTCAGGGTCAAAGAACTTGACCCATTTTTGGTTGAGGTCGACCGTCAGTTCCGTATCTGGTCCCGAGTCATCACCATCCAACAAGATGAATGGAAACAAGCGGCAGGGGCCTTGTAATGGCACGGCCGAAGAAAATCGTCCTCATCAACGAATCCGATGTCGACGACAACGACATTCTTCAGGCGATGCAAGCGAGTCCCGCTTTGGCGGCGATGACGACATGGACCCGGAACGTACAGCGGGGCAGCCGTAGCGGCGGCATCTTTGAGCGGGATCGGTACGTCACACCGGGCGTCCTGTTCGATCAGTTCCGTGTAGCGCTCGATGCCGTCGAATCCGATGATGTCTGCAGCGGTGCCCTGGAAACAACCGAATCGTTGATGTTCACTTCACTAGAAGTGGTCTGCGATGACGAAGATGAAGAGAATGTTTGGAACCAGATCATTTATGATATCGAATTGGAGATCCGCTTTCGTGAAATGTGGCGGGAACTCTTTACGGTGTCGCAGTATTACGCAGCGATGCTGTGGACCAAAAAGGATTACAAGGTCCAGGGCGAAACCGACGCCGGAAACCAAAAAAAGAAACAGTACCCGGGACTGAACGTACCGTCTGCCCTTACTCTACTCGACCCGCTCAAGGTACTCCCGGTTGGCAATTTCCTTTTTGGGCAGGAACGTCTCGCCTATTTGGCTTCGCCCGATGAATCACTCAGCTTCCAGAACGTGTTGGCCGGGGACGTTACCTCCGATTTGATCGTCGCTTCCCTGCTAGAGCGAAAGATGGACAAGGACGAATACAACGCTCAGCAACTCTCGGAGGAGACGGGCGCCGTATTTCATGACCTGTATTTGATGAACAAAGACACCGTGTTTCGTCACACGGCGACACGGCCGAGCTACGCCAAATTCGCTAGCGTCAGAATGAAATCTGTGTTCGAACTGTTGGACCTTAAGCAGCAGCTCCGACAAATGGACCGTGTGCATCTCACCGCTGCGACAAATTTCATACTTTTAATAAAGAAGGGGGAAAAGGATTCCCCGGCGCAACAGCCCGAGCTGGCGGCGCTGAATGAGCAGGTCAGGACGTTGGCCCGGGTCCCGATTATCGTCGGTGATCACCGTTTGAATATCGAAATCATCACGCCAAAGGTCGATGCGACGCTGCAGCCAGAGCGATACAACAACCTGGACTCTCGTATCACGTCACGGTTGTTCCAAATGTTCAGCACGGGCTCATATAGTTCAGGCACAAAGGGCGATGACTCGATCAAATTGGCCCGCATACTGGCCCGAGGGATGGAATCTCGTCGAACCGGAATGATCGCATCCATCATGAAGAACATCATTCTTCCCACTATGGCACGGAACCCGCAGCTGAAATCCCCGCCGGAACTCAATGTGACACCGAAACGTATTGCCCTCGACTTCGATCCGCAGGTCCTCAACTACATCCTTGAAGCCCGCACCCGTGGTGATATCTCTAGGGAAACGGCGCTCGGCGAAATGGAAATCGACCAGCTCGACGAAGTCCGAAACAGGAAACGGGAAAAGAAATACGACAAAATCTTTGAGCCTCCGGCGCTGCCTACCGCTCCCATCCCGCCCGGCGGTGCGGTTCCTGCAAAGCCCAGAACATCAGCAACACCGAAAGCCGGAGGTCGCAAAGGTGGGACAAACCCCAACTCCTTCACCTCCGGACCTGGGCGTGGTCCAGCTAAACCAGGATGAGAATTGATGCAACTTAACGAAGAACAACTCGCTGAAAAATGGCGTGGTCCATTCACCGGACAGCTCAATATCTTTGGTGACGAGTATAAGGAACCCTCTACCGAACCGATAGAAACCAGTAGGGGGGAGTCTAATGACTATAGGGATCGAATCTGAAGGCAAGCTACTTCTAATCACGGGCGATGTACATCTTTATACCGAAGACCGTGACGTGGCATCCAAATGGGCCTCCAAATATATTCACAAAAATCCCGCGCTGGCTTGGATCATTGGCAGGTACGCCGAAGCCGATCAAGCAAACTCAAATAAACAAATGTGGTCACTGGCTGATGTACAGGCTACCCACGGGTTGATCCAAAACAGCCCCCTCAACATCTTGCACCGGCCGCACCATATTGTTGGTTCTTTCGTCGGCACCGAAGTGGTCTACCCGACAGTGGACGGTGCGGGCGACGATAGCGGTCATCCTTATATCGAAGCCCTCGCCGCCTTCTGGAAATACTATTTCCCGCAAGAATTGAAAGTGGTCGAAGCAGCATACAACGCTGGGCAACTTGCATACAGTATGGAATGCGTGGCTGAAGCTGTGTCCTGTGATGGACCCGACGGGTGCGGTGTCGAGTTCACTTACGCCGGGCCGCAATCCAAAACTTACTGCGCCCATCTGAACGATGGAATCTCGGATAAGAAGATGAAAAACCCCCTATGGTTGGGAGGTGCATTGATCATGCCTCCGTCGCAGCCTGGGTGGAAAGACGCTAAAGTTTCCGACATGGCGCACGATATTGAACTGGCCGACTTCGTATATGCGTCCCTCCAAGAAGAAGTACCGGCGGGGAATCCGAAGGTTTGGGAGATGCAGATGCTGCAGATCCTTGCGCAATATGGCAAGAAGAAAAAGAAAAAGAGCGGCAAGAAAATGATGGACGAAAAGTTCGTCCCACCATGGATGAAAAAGTGAGTCTAAAGTATTTTAAGGTGACGGTCGAGGAAACTATCAACAAATTCTGAGAATCGTTCAATAATTATGAACAGGGGGACGATGATGGAATTAACGGAACTTAAAGCACAGCACGACAAACTGCTTGCTGAAAAACCGGAAGGCCTCGAACATGATGCCACAACTTGTCCGATATGTACAGAAGACACCGAAGGGGGTGACATGAGCACGAGTAAGACTTATACCCAGGAGGAACTCGATACGGCGATTGCAGCAGTGGTTGCACCACTACACGCACGAGTCGAAGAGTTGGCAAGCCTGGAACAGGTCAAGGTCGTTGAAGCCAAGGTGGCGGAAGCAGTCGCTCCTCTGAATGATCAGATTAGTGAACTGCAGAAGACACTCGACGTAGAAACAGCCCGTGCCGAGGCCGCTGAAAAGAATTACAGCGATCTTACGTCAAAGATGGAAGCCGATCAAGCTGCAGACACAGCGGCGAAAGAGCGTGAGGCCATCAAGGCTGATCGACTCGCCATTGTCAAAGAAGCGGCTTCTTTTAAAGACGAATACATCGAAAGCAACATTGAGCGCTGGACGGATCTTTCCGAAGAAGCCTTCACTGCTTGTGTCGATGATTGGAAAGCCGTAGCGGCCCAGGAGCCTGTCACTAAAGATGACAAGGACCTGTTGGCTGTCACCGCCATGAAAGCAGTCCGCGAAGACAAAAAGGACGGGATGTCCAATATGCGGGCACTCGCCATGATGGCTTTGTCGGGCACAGATATTAAGTCAGCCTGAGGAGGGTAAATGAGCAATTACGGACGCAATTTTGGGTTCCGGGTCCCGCCTTGGCATGGCGACCGCAGTGGTAAACATTACGCTGTGGCAGCAATTCCTGAGGGCGCCCCGGTTGTTTACAACAACGGCGCTGAAAACGCTCTCGGCTTGATGCCGATGGCGCTAGCGTCGGCCGCTGCAGCGAAACCGCTGCCCGGTCTCGGTGGTATCGCAGTGTACGAGTTTGCACCGAACGCCTTCGCCGGGGACGACGTGTACTTGACCGATTATTCGGACAAGGGCACGATCCCTCTCGGTGCAGCGATTCAAGTGGTGCGAGGCATGGCGAACAAGGTGTGGTTCCGTAACACGGCCGCTTCCACGTTCCTCGGCCAGCGGGCTTATGCAGGTCGAGTCATGGTTGCCGGTGTGGGTATCGCTACCCCGACGGTGGCTGTGGGCGACATGCTTACGCCGGGCACCGGCAACGACAGTGCAGGCTACTGGGCCGAAACGTCCGACACCGCCAAAGCATGGCTCATCGTCACCCGGGTAGAAAATGCCCGTGGTGAAGTCGAAGCAAAGCTCAACTTCTGAAAGGGGTGACATAACTATGAAAGAAATGATCGATCTCCTCGGAAGGAATGCCCAAGAGCGAGCAGTCATCAAAGACCTTAAAGCTAAGGTCCAAGCTGAAGCTGAGGCGAACTGGGAAGATCCCAAATGGCGTCGTGACATGGCTGCGGCTATGACAGAGACCATCTTTTGGGGTTTTGAGCACGAAAACCTTCTGCCTTTGATGTCGAATGTGGAGAACGTGGGTTGGAATGATCGAGTTGCGATCAAAGAGACTCGTGGACTCCGGGCACACTGGGTTGCTCGTGGCGGTTATATCGAGAGTTCTGAGCTGCACTCAGAGATCTTTGAGCTGCCCCGGGACACCGTCGGTTTTGCTCTATTCGAATTCGAAGACAAGATCCTCGCCAATTTCGGTGAGACGCAGTCGAATATCATCCGCCTTGGTATGCAACGTCTCGACGCTGCGATCTATCAGCGGTTCTTCGCCACACTGCAAGCCGCTGTACCTTTCGGCAACTCATCGTATATTTCCGGTGCGGGCCTCAGCCTTTCTGCTCTTGTAGCAGGATTGCGGTCCGTTCGTGACGCCTCCATGGATGGCAACATCACGATCGTCGGTCGGGCCACGATGACAGACCAAATTGTTGACGCAATTATCGGAGCCAATCAAGGCACCGGTTTCTTGCCGCAAACAAATGAGGATCTGCTTCGTCGGGGCGTGCTCGGAGTTTACCGTGGCGCCAATATCATCACCTTGAAGAACTACAAGGACGATGTCGATGTCTCATACTTCCCAGCCAACGAGTTGTGGATTATCGGACAAGACGCATCCAAGTTCGCCTACTTCGGTGACCTTAAGTCCAAGGAAATGCTTGAAGGCGACAACTGGTACTGGCATTACAGGACGAGGCGAGACTTTGGTGGCGTAGTGCATAGGCCTGACCGGATCCGTAGAATCGTGGATACCTCGATTGTTCCATAGCGCCTGTACTAAATAACTCAGGACTAGGTACCGATGCACCTAGTATGGAAAATAGTTTAAACAGAAAAGGGTCAGCCTTCGGGTTGGCCTTTTTCATATGCTATATAGTTGTTTCTATGTTTAAAGACAAGGATCGATTATAATCGTGATGATGATCTGCCTGAAAACGCAGAAGAAGGCCAGGCTCGGGGGTGTCCTGGCCTTCTTCCTGTGTAAACGCATGATATAATGTCCGGGACGAAAGGATTTTTTAATGGCAGTCGAGCAATGGAAGAATCAGACACAGAGTACCGCCTTCGTGTTGAAGTTCGACCGGTATCAGAATCTTATCTCAGAGCTGGTTTCCCCCGGTAAAACCGTGACCGTTACAAAAGAGGAACGGGAAATCAATCAGGATCGAGCGGCGTTGGACAATTTGGACGTATTCAAGAACGGCATCCTTTTGCCGGTGAAACTCGTGGACCCCGAGGATGAGCGGGAATTCGCCGAGAACCCGAACCTGATGAGCGAAGACGACTTGCGAAACCTGCTTAAGCTGAGCAAGCCCGCCTTTGTCAAACGTATCAATGAGATCAGTAACATTTACCCGTTGCTGCGGCTTGACGAGCTGGCCAAAGAGGACGATACCAAGATCACGGCCGGTGTCTCGCAGGCGCTGGCTGATCGGATCGAAGAGATGACCCCGAAATCTCCCCAGATCAAATCGTTCGCCGACGACGGACCTGTCTCCGAGGAGTTGCAGAGGCGCCGAGACGTGCGAGGCTGACCATAATGCCCGTGCTGCGCCCCCCAATGTCAATAAAAAACACGAATGGGCTCCGTATTATTACCGAATACGTGGTGCCTCACGAGTGGGAGAAACGGTTCGTTCTTGTGCAAGCGACCGAAGAATCCACGTCTTGTGTGATCTCTTACCCCGGCCCGAGGTACGAACTTTGTCCTCATAACTGGATCATTGTTTAAAATGGCCCCCGTCATCCTAAATCCAGAGCGTCATTGGGAATGCCCGTCGTGTGGCTACCAGCATGTGACCCACGACGCCCGGCCTCATATGCCGACTCATCCGTGCCCCAAATATAACGGATTCTCGGTGCCCCTCTCCGAAGTAACCGGGGAGAAGCTGAAGAAAAATTCGGTGCGGCATGTTATGAAACATCGAGACGACTATGTCAATAAGGAACTGGTTCGTCTCGGCCCTGACGGCAAACCTATTATGGCGTTGCGCACAGAACGTTCCGACGGCAGCAACGATACTAGAATATATGCTCCCACTGCACAGCCCGAGAGTTAATTTACGGAACTGATATACCGAGGAGATGTCATGGAATCTGTGGACTTTTTGCAAAGCGTAGTCGACTATCAACAGCGAATGTTGGACGATGCCGAGAAGGCACACGCCAAAGTTCTCATGAAGTACGCAAAGCATGCAGCGGTGAAGCTGATTATCGACGAAGAAGTCGCCAACGCAGTCGCCGACGTAGAGAAGACGAAGCAAGAGCTAAGTGCCGCAAAAGCGCAGCTGCTCGCAGTAAATGATCAACACTCGGCGGCTCGTAACGATCCGGACAGAACAGAAGGTGACATCTAATGGCATGGGCAAACTCTAAAGTTTTTGCAGTCACAGTCAAGGATTCTTTGGGCGCGAATATCACTTCGTTTGATATCGAATCGAACACGTTCAAGGCCGCACTATATAATAACACTACGGCTCCTGATAATACGGTTACCGCTGCGAACACTGCGTATGCGGTCGGCCAGTGGGTTACCGGTAATGAGGTTTCTCAGGCCGGTCAGTGGGCCGTCGGCGGTGTCGCCCTCGCTTCTGTCACTTGGGCTCTAGCCTCCGCTACGGTTACCTTTGATGCGGCGGACACCGCTTCGGGTGCTGCAGCGACGCTCGCCAACGTGTATGGCGCTCTTGTGTATGACGACACGGTGACTACGCCCGTCGCTGACCAGGGCCTTTGTTACAATTACTTTGGTGGCGTGAACAGTGTGACATCTGGCACGTTGACTGTAGTGTGGAATGCTTCGGGGATCGCTGCGTTTGTGTGCTGATCTTGGTTGAAGTCCTTCATTAAAGCGGGGGAGACCTAAGATTCAAGTAGGCCTCGTCTCTGCCCGATAAGAGGATATGAAAAGGTCTCTTGTCGGGGGCATTTGTGAATAACCGTTTGAAGGCCGTTTTGGCAGTCGTCGTTGCAGCGACATTGGTCTATATGCCGCTGGCGTTCGGCGCATCGTCGTCTGATGCCGACTTCAATTAAGGAGCGTTCACGATGAAGAAGCGAGTCTTGATTGCAGTTCCAGTAATTATTGCCGCATTCGCTTTCGGTGTTGGCATTGCATCGTCGAGTACACCCGATCCGCTTGGAACATGCACCGTGCGGTGGCAACTCGATGCGTCAGTGTCAGGCGATCATTCGACCAAGACCAAAGGCACCGCGCATTTGACCGAATCGCAATGTGCAGCACTCGTGGGGGGCTCATCGTCGAGCACCACGACAACGACGACGACGAGACCAACCACGACGACGACGACGACGAGATCAACGACGACGACGACGACGACGAGATCAACGACGACGACGACGAGACCAACCACCACTTCGTCATCGACAACGGCACCCACGGGGACAAGTCCTTCAAACGTGCTTGACCTGCGCAACTGGAAGCTGACATTGCCGGTCAACACATCTCACGAGGGCAACCCTGACGAGATCCGCCAACCGGAACTGACGGGGTACTCCAAGGCAGGCGTCTTCGAAGTCGGTCAGGGTGGCGTGGTGTTCACAACTCCCACCAATGGTGCCACCACCGGGGGATCGAGTTACCCTCGCACCGAACTGCGGGAGATGGCCAATAACGGCACATCGAATGCGTCGTGGTCCTCTACGAGTGGCACGCATTCAATGGCAATTACTCAAGCGATTACCCACATACCTAACGTGAAGCGCCACCTAGTTGCTGGGCAGATTCACGATTCTGGTGACGACCTGATCGTGATCCGCCTCGAAGGTACCGACCTTTTTGTTGACCACAACGGTGATCACGGCCCCACGCTCGACACCAACTATCAACTCGGCACGTTCTTCAAGATCGAGTTCCGCGTCGCCAACGGCCATGTCCTGGTGTTCTACAACGATGTGCAACGAGACGACCTCTCGGTGTCGAAGTCGGGCTTGTACTTCAAAGCAGGCGCGTACCCGCAGTCGAACCCCTCCAAGGGCGAACCTGCGTCGGCCTATGGTCAGGTCGTGATCACCAACCTCACCGTCACTCACACGTAAAGTCGCTTATGCCAAGCCGCGGCTATTTTGCTGACAGTGGTGGTGGCGACACCACCACACAATCAGCGACGGTACAGACCGATCACCGGACGCTGACATTCACCGGTGACGCAAGCTCGACGTATTTGATCATCGGATACGTCGAGTCGCAGGTCGATATCAACGCGGCCCGTGACACGCAGGTCAGGCTGTACGACGACACGGCCGCCGTGTCGGTTTACGACACCAACTTTGAGTGTCGCTTGACGACGGGTGTCGAGTGGCGGCCGTTGACGTTCGCTTATCTGTTCACGACGACCGGCAGCCCGGTGCCGCAGACATTCAAGTTGCAGCACAAGTTGGAGTCGACGCTCACCAACGCCGATTCGGTGTGTCGCAACGGTTCGCTTATCGCGTTGAAATTAAACAGCGGGACAGACTTCACTGCGACGTCCGACTCAGCGGCGACGGCGACGTCGAGCCCTGGAACGTGGACTGACTACACGACATCGTTGACGTTCACCGCTACGTCCGACGACTACCTGATTATCGCTGTTGCCCGTTGCGCATACTCAGCGACGACGAACGGTGCCCGCATCCGAATGTTGTGCGAGGACACCACGACCGGCGTCGCTGACACCGAGTGGGTTCCGTCGGATTCCACGACCAAAGTCACCTATGCGGCGATGGTGAAACGCACACTGACGGCAGGGTCGGTGACGTTCAAGTTGCAGCACTCTCGGGCTGTCGCCGGGTCGGGCACATCGACGCTCGACTTCGTCCGCTACGTGGCGTTGCGGCTCTCCGATTTCGATTCGACGCAAGTCACGCAAGACACCGGCGCCGACACGACGACGAGCGCGACGTACGCCGACCTCGGCGACACGCACACGCAGACGTTGACGAGCGGCATCGACTATTTGATGCTCGCCTCGGCGAACTCGACGATCGACACGACTTCGGTCACGTTCGGTCTGAAAGTCACCGACGGCACCACAACGTTCGCGGAACCTGCGGTGAGTCCAGGTGTCACCGGCAAAGGCTTCGCTGCGGTCGTCCCGAAGATCATCTCGGGGTCTGGGTCGTCGACGACTCACAAGGTGCAAGGCATCTCTAACGGCACTGCGACACTGACGTTGGCTGAGCATCGCATCGCGATGCTGCAAGTCGAAGCCGCGGTCGCCAATGCTGCTGCGCAGCTTGCTACGGCCACTGCCCTTAATCCCAGTGTCGCTACAACGATTCTCGTTAATGCGGGAGTGGCATCTACGGTAATTACCAGTTCCGACACTACAGTCACAACAGTGGCTCAGGCTTCCGCTGGTGTGGCTTCCATTTCGGTAGCTGCTTATGATGGGCATGATACTGTTTTCTTTACTACAGTTCTCGCTTCTGGAACTGCTACAGGCAATAACACAACCAGTACGGCCTCTACCAATACTAATCTTGCAACAGCCTCTGTAGCTGCTCGGGATGCGACAGCAGCGACGACGGCTGCCACTAACGCCAACGCTGGGGTGCCCTCAGGAACGGTCACCGGCAATAATGCTACTGTTCTCATAGCTGTCGTCGCCTCGGCTGGTGTGGCTTCCATTTCGGTAGCTGCTTATGATGGGCATGATACTGTTTTCTTTACTACAGTTCTCGCTTCTGGAACTGCTACAGGCAATAACACAACCAGTACGGCCTCTACCAATACTAATCTTGCAACAGCCTCTGTAGCTGCTCGGGATGCGACAGCAGCGACGACGGCTGCCACTAACGCCAACGCTGGGGTGCCCTCAGGAACGGTCACCGGCAATAATGCTACTGTTCTCATAGCTGTCGTCGCCTCGGCTGGTGTGGCCTCGGTCACTACAGCGGCATATAGTGCTACGTCGACGATTGTTGCGATCGAAACCACTGCCACTATCACTGCTACGGCCTTCGACGGTACGACCACTACACTCACGGTTACCAATGTCCCCGCCGGAGTAGCCTCTCTAGCAGTTCAGGCTAGGGATTCAACTACGAATGTGGGCGCTGGTCAGAATGTGGCGACCACTACAGCTCTCGCCCACACTCCTAGCGATTCAATCAGGGCGCTAACCGGTCTCAGCTCGGCAAGTCCGATCGCTTATGATGCTACACAGGTCCCGTCCTCGCATGTCTACGCTGAGGCGACTACCGCCAGCCCGGCAGCCCTTGGTCTCACGGGAAGTTTACAAGTAAATGCGGAACTGATCTCCGGGACTGGTGTCGCCTACGATGCCACCACGGTTTCCGTTCCCTACGTCTACGCCAATGCCGGACTGGCGACGGCCAATCCTCTAGGTTATAACGCTTCCGCAAATATTATCGCCGTCGAAGCCGCTTATGTTGTCCCTACGTCCTACAGCCTCTCAGCTGCCGTCCAAACCGCCACTGCAACCGCTACTGTCAGCCCCATCGCCAACAACATACGGACTTACGTAGCCACTACGGCATTTGTTCTCCTCGGAACCTACAATGCCACCGTCGACCTTAATACTAATCCTCTTTTTGGCACTGGCACGGGTAGTGGCATCGACCAAACGGCAGTGGTCTCCACCAGACCTGATTCGATTCCAGTATCAATAACTGCCTATGACGGTACAACTGACAATAATCTCATTTATTCGTATGCATATGCAGAGGCGGCTAGTCTCACCGCTAGCGCCGCAAATTCCACTACCAGCGTCGCCTCACGCCCAGATGTAGCGGTCGTTGTTTCGACAGCCTTACCTATCCTGTCTCGCTACGTTTCGGCGGGCGCAGCGAGCGTAACAATTGCCGCTCCTGATGGACGTAATGCAATAGCAATGCCCGCCGGACGGGGCACCAGCTCTCCCACGGCCTACACGATCACGGCGGTAAATACCGGCGATCACGTCTCCGCCCTGGCACAACCAGCAGAAGTCGTGCTCGGGACATTTAATACCACTACACAAGTCGGCGCCGGGATCACTACGGGCCAAGCATCTGTTCAGGCCCGAGATAGTAGAGGAAGTAGTGCCGTGACTGGTGCCGTGGCTCAAACCGTCATCACGGGTTACGCCATCGGCTGGGCAGGCGGGCTGAAGCCAGGGACAGGACTGGTCAATCCGCAGCCATTTACCCCCAACGTACTGCAAGTCCTGTCCGGCGATATTGCGACGGTTTCAACTATAGCGAACTCCATTAGGGGCTCTGCCGGAGCATCGTCGTATCCGTCAATAAGTCTCGCTACGAGCTACCAAACCAGAATCGCTGGGGGGCGAAGGATCGTTACTACCCAGTTCATCAGCAGTTTGGAAGTCGTTGAGATCGTCAGCGTCATCGAGGTCACTGGCGTTATGGCGGCGGTAGAGAATTAATACATTTTTTAGCGGACAAAGGCGAAATTACTATATAGAGAGGAGGGCAAATGTGGGGCATGCTTGACAAAGGCACAGGACTGAACAACCTACAATCGATACTTTTTGCTGGCTATCTTGATGTTGTTATGGATGGAATCAACGGGATCAACTGCGTTGTTAGTGGGTGTACGGTCGGCAGCTCGGCCGGAATGACTCCATCTGTTTCCAAAGGCGCCGTCGTGAGTAACGGCACCCTATTCGCCGTTGCGGCAGGGAACGCTACTATCACTACTGCTGATGGCACGAACCCACGGCTTGATCTGGTGGTAATTACTAGCGCTGGCGCCATCGCCGTGCGTGCTGGTGCTGCGGCAGCAAGCCCCAAGCCACCGACTCGGACACTGAACGATGTCGTACTCGCCGTCGTATATGTGCCAGCAAACAGCACCGCAATCGCTGCAAACCAGCTTGTTGAACTCCGCATGGTCAGAGACCGCAACGTTACACTGAAACGTACTACTGCTGCCGTGACATTCAATACTAACTCAACGATTCAGACCTACTTTACTGTAACATTACCGAGTGGATTATTTCTGGCGGGCAAACAAGTGCGAGTGCGGTGTGGTGGGAACTATTTGTCCAACTCTGGTACGCCTACCTGGACCTTGACGATTGCCTATGGGGGATCGACCTTATTCACGGACGTGACGACAGCGACAACGTCCGATACTGATAGAGGGGCATGGGGGGTTGATTTCGTATTGAACGCCAGCGGAAATGCGGCACAGCAGGCAGCCGGGCACGTGTTGTTCCAAACCCCCGGAGTAAAAGCGGCTGCGCCCGCAGGCATCGGCGACATGGGAGTGACCACATCCTTAAGTCTTCCTTTCAGGGGCACTTCGGCGGTGGATAGTGATGCTGGTAATCAAGATTTGACCGTGCAATGGACTATGAGTGGGTCCAATGTGTCAGTTGAAACCGTTATGGATTACGGCTACGCAGAGCTGATCTGACATGGGTGCATTCCGTGACGCCATTACCGCAGCCCTCGCTGTCGGCACACTGACAGAAGAAGAACGTCGTCTCGCTGTGCGGCGTATTAAGGGACAGGCACTGTTCGATAACCTTCCTGCTCTGCCTTACGTTATCGACCTGTCCGGCAATAATTCCATTACGGTCGAGTCGGCATCCTGGAACGATCCCGTCCTGACTGTCGTGTTGTCGGCGATCCGCCGGGGTCAACCGGCAGTACTCGACAATCCGTTCGTGTTTATAAATCCGCCGATCCATGTACTCGACGCAACAGGTGATTTATCTCGGGAAGTCCGGGACCGTGCCGGAATGCTTCTACGCACCGACGTATATGCGGAACGACCGTTGCTGGCACTTCGGCGGGTCATCACTGACGCAGTGAGGCTACAGACCGGATGACTACGACCACGGTGTTCGGGGACGCCGCCGATTGCGGGATCACATCGTACGACGACACCTACTCGGTGGCTCGTGACCATGGCGGGCTCGACGAAGGATTGAGTCCGGCTTCGTTGGACGGCTTCGTCGGACAGAACTTCGCTACTCCGACCTACTACTGTAGCCAGGACTTTCAGGGGTTTGATACGTCGAGCATCCCCGACACCGATTCGGTGTCGGCCGCCGTACTTTCGCTCAAGGGGTCGAACGACAACGATCTTAGCGATCTATTAACCGTTGAGGCACGCTCGTACGACTGGGGCGCCACGGTCGACCTCACCGACTTCCGTACCGGTTCTGAACTGAATGTGTTGACCTCGTGTGCGACGGCTGGGCCTAGTACCTTCACGACGGGTTACATCGACTTCAGCTCTACCGGGTCGATGCCTGCAGCGATCAACAAGACCGGGTTTACCCGGTTCGTGTTGTGTGGGGCTCGCAACGTCGGTACAGGTACCGCTCCCTCAGGTGAAGAGTATTGGCAGTTGATCAGTGCTGACCAGACAGGGACAGTCGACGATCCAAAACTGGTGGTCACTCACACAGGTGCCATTCAAGCAAACGCTGAGGTCTCTTCCGTTACTGTCATCGGACGAGATGCGATCGCCAAGATCAAGCCGTCGTCGTCCAGTTCCAGCACAACCCCCTCGGCGCTGGATGCTACCACACGAGTCAACGTCGTCTACGAAGACGGGTTGACCATCGGATCATCCTTCTCTCACGTCGGTTCGTCATATATCGGCGCACCTGATTTATTCGCAGCGCTAGCGGGCATGGCCTCAACAGTTATAACGGCAAATCCCTCTACGGTAGGGGCCAGAGCTTCCATTCAAGTCGCTTCATCGACTGTTGTCTCATACAACTCCACGACAGTTATTCAGAAACTTGTAAACGCCGAAGCTGCCATTGTTCTAGGGGTCGGCCGGGATGCAGCGGACTATATAAGCGTTAAACCTACGTTGTCGTCTTTGGCGGCGTCAGCAAGCAATGCCTCTATCAGTACCACTTCCCAGACCCAGGCTACCGCTGGTATGGCAACGAGCACGGCTTCGAGCAGTGTTGCGGCACTTCGAATTCAGTTCATCTCAGGCACAAGTCAAACTACCATATCTGGGCTGACAGGTAGCGGACGGAGTTCCTTTACAGCGTCCCTCTCCTCGTCGTTGTCCGCCACCACTACAAACGCCACCGGCAGCATCACAGTCCCAGCGGCCACAGCGTCGACTCTGGTTGTCGCCGGTCCGGGCGCAGCGCTGGCCAACATCTCGATTTCACCGGTGCCGAGTAGTGGCTCGGTCACCGGAACGGCATTTGGTATCACGGGATCCAATCGACTCAACACTCCGCTGATTTCGCTCCCTGTCTCTGCGTACACAACCGTAACAACGACGGCCTTCCAGGCGGGTGTGGCCTCTGTGTCAGCGACGTCCTACAATGTTGCACCGAAAGTCATTGCGAATATAGGGGTAAGCATTGAGACCAGCACCGGCAACAATAGCATCAGTTCGGTCGTCCCGAAACCGGGCGCTGCTAGCGTAACGTCTTCTTCCTCCAACGGAATTGGGACCAAGGTCAGTGCCCTAGGGGCTTCCATCATCACAGTATCTGTCTCCGGAATCGATGCATCTGTCGCTACTGCAGATCGCATTATCGTATCAGCGAGCCTTGCCACTCTTACGATCACCGCTTACAATGAAACTTCCAACGTTAATGCCACTCAGGCAACCGCTTCCCTGGCAGGGACTTCCTACAGTGTTCCAATCGGTCTCGGACCCAATACGACGACTGCGGCCGCTAATGGGACGGCCAGCAGTCTCACCATTAAGGTTTCTCCATCGGCGTCCATAGCGTCCAGTCTTGATACTGCCTATATCCCAGGATGGGCGACCTCGACGTCCGCTCTGGGTAGCTCTGTCAGTATATCAAGTGGGGCTATAGGAGACAATCTCAGTACTTCAACTGGAAACGGCCAGGTTTCGATATCGGGAGCGAACTCGAAGATCTTCGTGTCGGTCGCCCCGCCTGTAGCATCGACCACACCGACCGCCTACAATACTACGTCCAAGGGCGTTGCGGTATCAGGAGCAGCTTCTATGTTGTCCACTGCGGTCAACACTGCCAACGCAGTGCGAACCTCGCCAACGTTGGCGTCCGCAAGTGGCGCAGCAAACAATATCCGTTCGGACAGTATGGCGGGAGCGCAAACCGCAACCAGCTCTGTTGTCAGTAACAATCATACGTCCACGACAGGCCCTACAGAAACTGTGGCATCCGCTACAGTCTCTGGTTTGACTATCTCCGCTGGGATTCGACCAAGCTCCAGTGTGGGGCAGGTATCCAGTTCTGGTAACGATATCAAAGCGGCGGTAGCTCCGGTCCCTGGAGTAGGACTCATCACTGTAACAGCTTACACCACTTCCAGCGTGTCGGCACAGGCGGGCATCTCGTCGTCCGCCGTGGAAGTGATTGCCCATAGCGGAAACGTTGCCACTGCCGATTATATTGTCGTGCAGGCACAGGCCGCAGCCCTCTCGGCTGCTGGCAGTGACACGATAGCGAACATCGTTACGTCTCAAACACTCGCTGCCGCAATCGGGGCATCTTATGGGTCACCGGTAGCAGTACAAACCAACACTGGGGCCACTACCGTTGTGGTGTCGGCCCAGAATGTGAGCGGGCTCAACCAGAGCCAAATAGCGGCCGGAATAGCCTCAGTAGCAGCCGTAGCGCAGGACGCAACGCAGCGGATGGAGACCAACCCGACCAATATATCCGTTCTCGCTGCAGCGGAAAACTCTGAGGCACAAAATAGTATCAATGCCGGACTATCTGCCATTACTGCTACGGCACACAACGCTACTATAGCTCTGATAGAGATCACATCACCGGTCTACGCAGATTCTGCCATCGGGACAACTAATGCCCACAACATTGGAGCGATCGTTTCATCCGGGATAAACTTTGCCCAGACTACGATCGTCGCCGACCCCATTGTGTGGGCTGTAGGGGTGCGTATCTATTCGGGGGCGCCCTCGATCTGTACCCCGTTCAGCTACCCGACACGTGTACTCGGTCCCCGCCGTTCTATTGCGGGGCGCCAAATCATTACCTCTACCGAGACCGTTGAACTGGTGAGCGTGATCGAGTTCGCCAAAATGTCACCCGTGGTCACTGTTGTTGGATAGGATATTATTCATTTGATGCATAACCCCATTTGGGATGACGAAATGATTTACATAGAGGAGGTGTGTTAAAATCGTCCTGTACGTGGGAGAAACCATCTTGATTAAACACACTGCGTTGTTCGATGACGTGCCCCTCACTGCCGCCGACGTACAGCTTGTGACGATCACCATCTATAATGCCGCCGAACAAGTTGTTGAGCCAGAGATTCCCATGACATGGAACGCCGCCAAAACAAGATGGGAGTTCGGGTGGGATACGTCTCCGGGTATGTCTCCCGGGGGTGTGCCGTTAGCCCCGGGGCGTTATCGACTAAAGGTTTATATATTGAGTGTAGATGGGGCCGAAAATTTCGAGTGGGCCAAGATCCGGTTGAAGGCTAGTCCTATATGAAGACAACACTTGACCAGAAATTTGTGGAGCTGGACGATGGCAGTTGACCTTTCTGATCTTGTCGATCTTCTACGCTCGGAGGTAGACGTCCCGGGCACTGACTCGTTTCCGCTGGCAGTCGAGGATGATTGGATAAATCAGCTCAGTTCCGGATTTTGGGAGACGGTGCTCGACGGGATAACGACAGGCTACACCGAACTAGAAGGAATCGTTACCCCCATCACGGGGACCACCGATCTCAGTCGTGAACTGCAGCAACTCGTCATCATGTATGCCGGGGTCCGGGTCATTCGGAACAAGATTATGAACCTGAACTCGGTGTTTAAAGCCAAAGCTGGCCCCGTAGAATTTCAGGTAGAGCATTCAGCTACAGTACTGCGAGGCGTGCTCGACGAACTGGTCCGCAGGCGCAACCTTATCTTGCGGCGCCTATCGGATGTTGGTGTCACACAATCCTACTACATCGACGCAGTGCTGGCCCGGACTGAATCGTTAAGGCTCGGGGATACAACTTGGGTGGACTACGGTGGTGGAGGATCTTCCACCAGCTATGACAACGTCTGGTAATCCCTGTGGCTGCCGTAAGTGATCCCAGTTTCTCCGGATTCGACCCCGCCGAATTCAGGTCCAAAATAAAATCCACAATGCGGATGGGTCTTCCAACTGACCCTACCTTGCGCCCCATTTTTAAATGGACCGTCGGCAGAACGTTTACTGCAGCGGACGCCGGTGGCTCGCCGTGGAACTTTGGCTCCACACCAGTCACGACAACCACTCACGTCGACGTGAGCCCCGATTGCGCCGTTGAGTTCGTTCCCAGAGCGACACTGGCGGGCGGCACGTCTATCGGGCATTTCGATACGCCACGGGTGATTATCACTATTTTAGATGTGGATTTCCCGTCGATCGAGGGGGCCGATACTGTACTCCTTGGACAGAATTTGTACCACGTAGATTTTGTGGCCCCGCCCACGGGGCTCTTTTCCGTGACTGTGTTCTCAATTCATTTAAGCGCTGTCGATGAGTCATGAGTAATTATGTCGGCGGGCTACGCGATCGTCTCATCCTAGAAAGCCTGCGTTATCACGTTAACGGTGGCTTGAATTACCTCGGCTGGCTAGGTACCGGACGTCCCCACCTACCAGTACAGCTCATTACCGAGCCAATCGAACCCCTCACGGAAATCTTACCTAATGTTATCTCAATCTGTGAAGAGGGTGTCGATGAGATAGAAGCCGAAACCGGTTCCAACCTCACAGAATTTAGGTGGCAGTATGCCATCGATATCTATGCCGAAAGTTCCGCCGTGGGTCGCCATCTTTGGGGCGACGTCAAAAGTATTCTTGAGGGACGTTTCTCAAGCTATTCGGGCCGACCTCAGATCTCCGTTCTTGACTGGTCGGCCGCCACCCCGACTCAGATCTTTGTATGCCAAATCGAAAACGTGGTGGGCGGACGGCAAAGGAATTATCAAAAATCTTTTGAGAAATATTGGTGGACTTTGGTTTTTGAGCTGATTGATTTTTATGCGTCCGACGAAGACTGACCTCTGATTAGGGACCCTAATGGAAGAAGTGGTCAGGAGTCTTATAGAAAAACGCTGCCGCCGTACCATCACCGCTATCCTTTCCGCAAAAGAACGAGATTTAGATGGGTACCTCCCCGACGAAATCAGCCAAAGTTACAGAAAGGTCGTGTTGGATTCAGTTAACGATTTTCACAACTTCGTTAGCGACATTCTTCGGTCCTATGACAACGGCACGGTAACGCTCAACGAAATTTACCTTAAGAAGATCGACGAAATATACGATCTATTGAGCGATGGCGACGAGTAACAGTCAGTACCTTTTCAACGTAGCGGCCAAAGACATATTGGCTCAGGCCAATCGTAGCGCGTCGGCTGAGAGTCAGAGGGCGCTTAAGGCGTTCGTTACTGTGTTCACTAGCGCCGTCGAACGGTCCCAGAAGACTCGGATCACCAGCCTCTACCAGGCGGTCGCTGCGGAAGCGACCACTTCGATCGTGCGGGCCTATCAGCGCAGACCGTACAAGACACGATCCTCGATCGAAAATATCCCGTACCGTAACGAGCATCGGTATTCGGGCGGCAAGTTGTTGGCGGCACTCGGATCACCCGCCATGTACAACGTGACAGCGACCGGCATCAAATTCATCAACACGCAGCACCTGAGATCATCGGCGGCGCAGTGGAAACGGTTGAACTTCGGTGCTGGATCACGAGGCAGCCAAACCCCACCCGGACGCCACTATAAGATGCGAATTTTCGGGCAAGTACTTCCCGGCGACTTCGGCCTATTCGATATAGGACCGGAGCCGTCATTCAAACTGCCGCCAGGATACTGGTCCTCGCAGTTCCCCGGCAAAGCTCCCGTGGGCTGGGATCCATCCCGTCGAGGGCACGACTTCTTTATCCTCGGGTCGCCGGTTGGACCTGTTAGAGGCGAAACCAGTTCTCAGCGGGGCAGGAAAATCGGTCAGGTCATGCGCCGGGCTCCAACGACCAGTCTCGGTATCCAGGGATCCCGATTCCTGGACGTCGGCGTCGGGCGCCTCGTGCAGCTATTCCCCGTAGTGTTGGAAGGGCTGCTGCGTGAATGGTTCGCTGAAGCGAAAGCCGGAGGTGGGCCAGTATTTAAATCGACGGTCGTGCCGTCGGGCAGAACCATAGCGGAAGTGAATCGATTTAGCGCTCAAATCAAACAGCAACGTGATCAGAACATCCGGATACGAAACTTCTCGGGCGGGCTCTTTAGTTAACGTAGATCAGGTTCGATATAAATGTAGTAACCTGTGGAGAACACTGCATAGAAGGCTATCCATTTGACCTACATTTACGCTTTGCGAGATGAAACTGGTATCAGGTATGTTGGCAAGGCCGACGTACCCGTTGAGCGTGCTCGTCAACACTGGAATGGCAAAAACCAGTACAAGACGATCAAGAATTCGTGGCTCAAATCGCTCGCTGGCCCTCCCACTGTGCAAATTTTGCAAGAGGTTGAGGATCACGAATGGCAGGCCGCCGAAACCGACTGGATTCTTCAGCTACGTGATTATGGCTGTCGTCTAACTAATGGGACAAACGGCGGTGATGGCGGGGCAGTTACAGACCCGGATGCAAGGGCTCGTACTCGGGCTGCGCACGTTGGTAAGGTGGCCTCAGAAGAAACCCGCCGCAAGATGAGCGAGGCCCAGAAGCGGCGCCTTGAAGACCCTGCCGAACGGGAGAAGCTACGCAAGACAGCTCTAAAAATTGGGTTAAAACCACCGCCGCCGTTGACCGGCGAGGCGAGCAACCTAGCCAAGTTCTCGGATGCTGCAGTTGTCGATATACGTATGCGTCATTGTAACGGCGAAACGCTCAAGCAGTTGGCTGAAAGGTTTGCTACAAGCAAGACCTACATCAGCCTTGTTGTCACCGGTAAAACCAGGAAGGACGCCGGTGGTCCTACTCGGGAGGCAACTTCCCGTGGTGGATACAAGGGCAATAAACGGAGTCTTTTGTGAGTTTAATCACTGCGAAAATGCAGTCTGACTAGGAGGTTACTGCCATTTCAACCAAGGGGGGCTCGATCCTGCATGACATTAATGGATATGTGGTCGATAGAATACAGAGTGGAGGCGCGGCGAGCATAAATCAGGCGCAGGAAAAGATTTATGAACTCGGTAACTTCAACTCGGTTGCCACTATCCGTGACATTCCCGACTTGACGTTTGATGTTGAGTCGTTCGACATGACCTGCGAGTTTGAGGCCCTGTTGACGGGTGCGATTTTCGCCGCCTCGTCTGGTACCGGTACTACTGCCGGTTCTCTCCCTATGGGGACGGCGTTCGATTTCGCTAACGCATTGCCGATCGATGTCATTTCACCGTTCAAGTCCAACACTGGGGCCTACGACATTGTCGACAGCGTCGCTATCCCGTATCTCACTTTGGAGCGGGCCACATATCGTTTCGGGGTGCGTCAAAGTTCGACGCAACAGTTCTCCCTTCGTGGTGACTCGATCATGTATATCCCGGGTCAGGCTATGTACAAGGAGTACGCCTATACGGGCGCAGCGACGTACGCTTTTGGTCAGACGGCCATCATCTACACCGAGGCTGGTGTGGCCCTGTACGCTCTTTGCGTTACGGCCCTGAAGCGTTCCACGCACGTCGCGAAGCGTTTGTTTATCGGTGACGATTACACGAATACTACAACCGGTTTCACTGTTACTGCAGCGGGAGCCCTGGCTGCCCCGACCGCTACGTACGACAAGATCGCCGTGGTTTACGGTACGGCGTCTATTACGGCCCTGTATCCGCAGTCGGTTCATGCTGGTATTACCGGTGTAGCGCTGACGACGAGTCCGGCCGCCGTCCGAGGCAAGGACATCGATGTGTATATCGGTACCAACGCCGCCACTCCGGTCTATACCCGGTGGACGTCGGTGCAGTCTATCGAAGTCACCCGATCGGTAAACCTTGAGGCCGACGAAGAGTTGGGCAACCCTCACTATGTCACACAGGATTATGTGACTGCGGATGTGGCCGGTACGCTCAACTTGAAGCCCCGTGATGTGGCCGAACTTTTCACGAAGATCGCCACGATCGCCGATGTCGCTACCAACGTCATCGCCGGTCCGTTCACGTCGGCGACCTTGCCGCTGCAGATCCAAATCTCGGATCCCGATTTGGGTACCGTCCTCAAGACGCTCTACATCCCTGATGCACGGTTCACGATGCCCGGTATTCAGGGTCGAGCAAACTCCAAGCTGGAGACCTCTATTCCGTTCACTTCGGACAGTGGACAATTGTTAATCTATAAAGGTTTGAAACCTTGATGGTTTAACATCCTGGGTGTTTATTAAACAGTAAGGGGATCCGGAACTCTGGGTCAAACCTCAATATGCCTGACAGCGGGTCGATGATATAGTCAGGTTTATTGTGTTACACTACAGGCAATTAGTGGAACACGAATTGGGCAGTACGGGTCCCTGAGGGGGCATTGAAGGGAAGTAGGAAATGGCTAAACGTCTGACCGACCTGTTTAAGGTCGGCCGCAAAGTCGTATTTGAAGAAGGCGACACTGTTATTGAGATTTGGCTACAGAAGCTGATCCCCTCTGAGACTGCGCAAGCGATCGATCGAGCGTCGGCTAAGCGGGCAAAGTTTTTAACAGTGAAGTCTGCGTCCGCCGACGAGGAGGCCGTGGAGTATCAGCGGTCGGAGTTGCGGCGTATCTACACTACACGGGACGAGCAACTCTCTCTGGCTGCAGCGGAAGACCTTGCCCGTGCCCAAGAATCGGTGGAGGCAGAGATAGCCGCCGAAGAGGAGTGGAGCACGGACGACTATTTCAACGGCCTTAAGGAGGCGTGGGAGTCCGAGGTCGAGGCCCGTATCCAAGAGGGCTCCGAAAGCCCCGAAGATCAACGAGTCTTCGCTGAACTGAAACGGTTCAACGACCAAGTCGAGAAGGCTTACAGTGAGCGGGAAGCGGACATCCTCCGAGATTTCAAGAGTTTGAGCGAAACTGCGTTGGAGGATAAGGCGTTCTCGGTATTTGTCGACGGTCAGGCGGACGGCGTGTGGCTGCGGGAGTACCGGGATTGTCAGGTGTGGCTCGGGACCCGAGACCCTGCCGACCATTCTAAATTGTATTTCCGGGATCGGGTCGAAGTCAGTTCTCTTTCGATGGAAGTGTTGGGCAAGTTGATCAGCGAATATGTCGAGCTGGAAGTACCACCCCCCGAGGGAAAAGAATAGCTGGCAGCCCCACTTTTCTCCGCCAGGTTGGCATAGCAAAAAATATGGGCGGGCTCAGTATTTTTTGGTCGGGACCAGTGTCTGAGATCCCTACGGATTTATCACTAGCTATCAATCATGCGTTGCGGATTGTTAGTTGGCAGGAGAATTTGATGACCGAAGAGATGCCGCCGGTGTGGATGTGGCCGTTGGAATGGGAGCTGGACCTTTGGTTTGAGGACGTGCAGCGTCAACGGGAGCTGAGATATAACCCGGACGGGGCGGATGATCGGGAAGAGCCGGAGATGATGCACAACGAGTTGGCAGATCGCTTCCGGAGATGAATTGTTTATCTCGATTCGTCGATGAATAACTATAACGGGATAAAGGGGGTGTTTGAATGCCGGATGCCAGGTCTACTTATGTAGTCGAGCTTCGGCTTCAGACGACCCAGTTCAACGCTGCGCTGGCGGCACTTCATCAGAAACTGAATGTTTCCGCTCTCCCTACATTGCGAGGGACTCCGGAGCAAATTGGGTCGCAAGTTGGTGAGCTACGTTCTGTAATAGCGCACCAGGAAGCGGCAGCCAATAGACTCTATAACCCTACTAGTCCCAAAATCAAAACGGCTGAAAGGCGACGAGCCCAAGAATTTGTCGAGTCCTCTTATGATATCCCCAAGGCCGTTACCAAGGACCCGAGGTATGCTGAGGCCGTAATTCGATCTCAGACTGATACCACTAGGTCTTTAAACAGGGTGGCTCAGGAAAGAGGCGCCTATAACGAGAACGCCCTAAGAGATCTTCAGCTCTTAAGAGCTGCGTCTCAAGAGGCAACAGGCGCTGAACTTCAGACGTTGAAGCTTGTCCAGACGACGTCGCTGAAAAACCTGAAACTCAACGAGGAGGGTGAGGCTAGAGGCTCGTTGTCGAGCCGAGGGGCGGGGGAATCTCAGCAGACGCTAGCCCGGGCACAAAAATCATTTTATGATAGGGAATTGGCTCAATACCAGGTTGCCGCCTCTTCTTTGGGTGGGGTACAACAGAGTCTCACACCGGCGCAAGGTAGAGGGCAGGCTTTAAATAGCACTACGAGGTTTAACGAACAAGCCGCAGCGGCGGAACGGGTCGCCCGAGCGGCCGAGCTAGAAACATATGGTATTCGGGCCTCTAACGCAGCAACTCAAAAAGGCGTTCTCCTCGGCGGTGTAGCGAGCGGCAAGCAGCTTGCCACGAGTACCGCCGGATTCGATTCTTCGGTAGCGAAAGCAGCAGCGGCCGCCCGAGCGGCCGAGCTACAACATTATCAGGTGCGTGTCTCGAACGCGTACACACAAAAAGAAGGTCTAATATCTAACAGCCTCGCCGAGAAGCAAGCCTTGGCGAGTAGGGTTGCATTTAATGCTCAGGCTGTTAAAGATGACAAGATCGCCGTCGCCGAAGAATCCAAGGCGGCAAGGGCTCGGGTTTTAGCGGCTCGGCAGTCCTACGGGCAGCCACAAGGTACCTTTAGCCGTTTTATTAATACTGTTCGGGGTGGTCCGGGGGCTGCGACAGGACAACAGGGGGCCGCAGCGTTCTTCGGTTCCGGTCTCGCAGGCGTGGCCCGCTATGCGTTGCCTTCTGCGGCAGCGTTCGGCACCGCTAGAGCCATTTCGGGTTCCATAAAAGAAGCATCAGAACTCGAACGACAGTTCACATTGATTCGGGGACAATTCGACGCTACTTTTGGGTCGGAAGGAAAGGCGAAGTTCCAGGCGTTCCGCGCAGAAATTCTTGGGGTCGCACGGGACACCGGTTTGGCTGCCTCGGAAGTCGCCAACATCGGGTTCCAACTCCAGGGCGCTTTCGGTAAGGGCGTGGAGATTGGCGGCGTAAGTGGCAGTGAATTGGTCGGAGATCAGTTGCGGGCTTCGGCTGAGATTTCTAGGGTCACGGGGCTAAGTCAAAAAGAGGTCGTCGACAGCCTTACTGCAGCGAGCCTGAACTTTAACGCTTCGTTCCGAGAGATCGGCGATACAACCCTGTTTCTGCAAGACCGTTTCGGTGTTCTTGCCAAAGAGATCATCCCCTTCCTTGGTGACATTGCCCCGGTCGCCCGGGAAGCTGGGTTTAGCCTCAAAGAGTTCGCATCGATCGCTGCGATCACACAGCAGCAGAGCGGTAGGAGCGGCGCTGCACTGGCGGAGGCGTTCGGTCGTGTTCTTCCTCAGATTAACGAGCAGCGGTTGGCTTTGGTCCAATTCGCCTCTCGCACCCCTCAACTCAACACTCCAGACATAGTTCAGACCTTTGCAGCGGGTTCGGTGCGGGATATTTTTATAGAGCTTGCCGAAATCTTCCCCAAATTGGATCAGTCTTCGAGAGACTTCCTACTCAACTTGATCGGTGGACGCCGTGAAACACAGTCGATCATCGCTGCGTTGGCCGGGGGTAAGCTCGATGAGACGATCGGTTCATTGTCAGGTTCCGCCGGGACATTGGACAAGCGCTTTAAAGAGGTCAGCAAATCCTTACAGGAAGTCTTGGCCCGAGCCCAGGAAACGTTCCGGCAATTGGGCGTCGCAGTGTTCGAAGGCGGCCTCGGCGATGCACTGAAAGAGCTGGCGACCCTTCTTGCTCTCCTGGCTAAAGCTTTGATCGGCGTAGCGAATGTGGTGGGGGAAATCGACCAAGCCTTCGGTGGGTTCGGTATTGAAATTGCTCTCGCCGCCGTAGCAATGACTAAGCTCGTCAAGATCTATAAAGAATTTATGGCTCTTCGTGCGGCGGGGGCGTTGTCGGGTGGCATTGCTGGCTTCTCTCTTACTGGCAGTGGGACGTCAGCTCGTCAAACAGCCGCTAATATTAATGCCCCAATTGTTGCAACCGCTGCACCGCTGACGGGGAGAACTCCTAATGTCGGCAATAAGGGGGGCATTACTCTCGGTGGAATTGGCACAACGCTCGGTATACTTGCAGCGACGCAGGTCTATTCTTACTATAAGAACAAGGAAGCTCAAGACAAAGCCGACTTTGAGGAAGGATACAAGAAGGAGCTAGAGCGACTACAAGGCAAGAGTACTGAGGAACTTGCACAAGCCGACAGAGCACCGATCGATCCGAGCGCTCCAGGTGGGGCAAAGGAGGCGGTTAGGCGTCTCTCAGAAAAAGATAGCGACAAGAAGTACACGACCGATGAACAGGGACGAGTTTGGAGTACAGAAGAAAGAGCCCTCTTCACCGCTTATAATAAAAGATTGGTCGAAGAGCAGTATAGCGCAATCATTAACGCCATTACCGCCGATCCGCAGGCGCTTATCGATTCCATTAAAGCCGATCCTTCTACTCTAAATGCACTAAGAACTGCAACTACAAGCGGGGAAGCTCCCTACAGGCTTCCCAAGCAGTTGGATAGCGTTGACGCTCTCAAAGGTGTCCCCGCAAAGGCACTCGCCGGAGACAAAGACGCTCTCGCTTTCTTGGCAAAACTAAAGCCATACTCGGGCAATATTGGTGCCCTGACGCAAGCTCAAAATAAAGTCGATTTAACGGTTGCTACGGCGCAGTCAGAAAAGCGGGCGGTTGACCTCGCCGCTCTTCAGGAATCCTACAATGCTGGAGAAATTGGACTAGCACAATTTCTCACACAACTTGATGCCCAAATAAAGGCCGAAACGCTCGCTGTCGATTTTATCACTTCCAGGGGTGGTGATGCCAGTAAAGAAATAAAGGCACTTAGTAGCGATATCAAACTAAAGAATGCGACCTATTCTAAACAGCTAGACAATTACACTGATCTCGCCCAAGAGCTGCGTGATTTGGGCGGTGAACTTGGTTCGGGGACACAAGCCGGTGTCGGCGTGTCAATTTCTTCGGAACTCGGGAAGCTCCAGGACCCACAGTATGCCGACAAAGGTGCGCAGCTAGCCACCGCAAAGAAACTTGTCGGCCTTCTGCAAAAACAACGTGAGATCGAGGCGAATGCAGCGTCGACCCTGGAGGAACGTAATCGGATTCTTGCGGAGGAGCGTCCACTACCTGAAGTGATTGGCCGTATTTTGGCGGCCGGTCTTATTGATCTGACTCCTGCCTGGTCGGCCTTTACACAGCTTTTGGCCGGGGCATATGTAGGGATCACCGAAGATGCAATCAAGAACCTTGCTGTAGCGGTGCTACTGAAACAACAGACTGAAGAACAAGCAATTGCCGTCCTTAAGGCAGCCGAAGCGAAGATAGCCAATGTGATCAATTCGATTGGCGATATTGGCCTTCTGGAGTCTGGGGGGGTAATAAATGAGTACACTGCGGCGATTAAGCAGAGTGAGGGCATCAGTGCTTTACTGGAGAATCTAAGGCCATCCAAGATTAATTTGGGATCCTATACGGGTGATATCGGCAAAATACAGAGTGGTGGAGCGGCCGACGAGGGTGAAGACCTAGTAAAGAAAGCCGAAGAAGCACAAAAGGCCTATTTAGAAGCGATGAATGATTACATGAAGGCACTGATCGAAGGTGACCTAGTCAAGATAGGACAACATGCTGTCGCTGAGGCCCAGTTCGCTATCGATGTGGCCAGGGATGAGGCGGAAAAACTGAATGGCGAGGCGGCCAAGATCAGAGCGCAACGAGGATTGGATGATGCGCTGCGAGATCTAGCGGATTCAAGGATTGATATCCTTCTCGCTCAGGCCGAAGTGGCGGGTGACACTATAGAAATAGCAAAACTTGAGCAGCAAAAAGCCAATGATGCTTTGGCCAGATCACAGGCAGATTATGCTACTGGCGGCGGTGGCGAGGCAGCGGTCAACCGGGCGACTGCAGAGAAACTTAAGGCCGATGCCAACGTTGTCACGACACAGATCGATACGCAGCGAGAAGACGCCCAGTTCGCGCACGACATGGGAAAGCTTACTAAACAACAGTTCCTGTCGCTGCTCACGAACCTGCGGAACACGGTCGGTATCCCGGTCAAGCTGCAGCGGGATCTCGACCGTCAAATCAAAGACCTTCAAGGGTCGCTCAAAAGTGACCTGCAATTCAACCTGCCCACGTTCCTTAAACTGCCCACACTCTATCAGGCCCGCAGGATCGATCAATCTGGCGGCGGAGAGTCTGGTGTAAATTCACAGGCTGGCGGTTCAAGCGCTGGATACAACGACAACCGCAATGTCAGTGTGGTCCTTTATGTAAACAATGGGACTGATCAGGCGCAGATGTTGCAGCTCCTGTCCGATGTTATAGGAACAAATCGTGTGTCTTTCGCAAACAGACGGTATTAAGAGGTGTTGATCTGATGGCCAAGTTCAAATTTACTGATCCGATCACCCCATCACTTACATATACGTTCGAGATCAGTCCCGACCAGTTCGAAGGCCCGCCACTGCGTAAACGGTTGACGTATGATTTTCCGACGGCGCCCAACTCTAGCTTGATTATTTTTGAGGGACGTGACGAGCCAAGGACGATTCGATTCTCGGGCAAGATTTTATCCTCGGCTCAATATGATGCCATGAAAACCTGGTTTAATAAACGCTATAATCTGTGGCTCGACGACGACCGAGGAATCCGTTACACGATATACGTTACGTCATTTGACCCCAAGCGGGAACGGTCGAGGTCTTATCCCTACAAGTATTCTTACGTCGCTGAGGCTCTTGTCTCAGAAGGTTCGACAGCATGAAAACTCAAGGGGGTGATCTCAGTTAAGGACAAACCGCAGATCTGGAGCGCTTGGGATATCGGGAAGTTTTTCGGCGATGGGAAAGCTTCCGGGTATGTCACAGTGGAGCCAAACTGGAAACTGAACCCTGTTACTGCAGAGGGAGCGTTCCCGCCTGCCGGGCAGACCTATCGCTGGTTTCAGTCGCAGTCCGGTGTAGAGCGGATCGAGGTTGAGGTTCCCAATATTAAGTCGATCCAGATTGACCGAAGCTTAGATACTGACGCCGCCTCCTGCACAATCGAGATATATAACCAGCTAATGGACAATACTGGGGTGGCTCCCCGATTGGCTAAGCAATTGGGCAATCCGGGTTGGTATAGCCCCAGCCGAGGTGCTTCTGCGGAAGCGAAGGCTCGATGGAATCAACAGCCTGGTGAATCTCCATGGTCGATGGTGAACTCTTCCAACTCTGCGTTTGTCCCGGGGCAGGCATTGGCTCCCATGGCCCTCGTTCGCTCCTACGAAGGATTCGGGGCATGGTCTAATGGCGTGGCACTACCATGGCAGACCGCAGTGTCGTCAGGGAAGGTCGCTATTACTGGGACGTGGATCGTCGACGTGACAACGATCGGGTCAGACGGGATTTTGGTGCTGAAGTGTCGGGACGCAGCGAAGCTTCTGATCGACCAGTACTGCTATCCTCCTCTTGCCCCGTCCGGTGGACAGAACCCGTACCCAATCAAATATAATAGGTGGACTTACACTAATTATGATAGTGAATGGGATCCAACGCCGACATCAAACACGGCCACCCTGGAATCGCAGGTCGGGCTTACCTATTTACAGGCGAGGACCGATTACACAGTCGGCGCCGCAGCGTGGACCCCGACGCCGGGCGTTGTGGGACCCAATTATCCAGTTGACGGTCATTATCCGTCGCAATCAGTCGACGGCGACCCGGGTACATTGGCTATGTCTGGTGGGTATGGGGGCAGCGGCGGCGCTCACTGGTGGGAATATACCACTTTCAATCTAGGCGCCGGACTAAATCAGGTCTATCTCCATTCCTGGGGCGGACCGTACTCGGTTTATATTTCTATACTGGAAGGCAATGTTTGGCAGGGGGATTGGACTATCCCGATCGACATTTCCCCTGACACTCGTGGACCGGTTAACATTCCCTACGTTTCAAGTGCTGGACTTGGTTTTGAGACGGACGAATGGATCTTGTTGCCTCGCCTTTATAATGCTCAGCGTGTACGGATCACTCTGACCGACAGTTACCTGTCGGCTTTTGACTCCTTTCCGTGGCGCAGTGGTTTGCGTCAGGTTGCCGCTCGGTCCTATGTTGTTGCCACCACAATCACGTCGGGTTCTACTTACGCTATGGCCACCTATCCGGGGGGGGATGGTGCATGGGTCATTTCTAGTACCGGTTCGGTCTTCCCTGTCGGTGATGCCCCGAATTTGGGAGCGTCTGGGCGAGCCTTGTCTAGAACATATGACGCTTCAGGCGTGGTCGCAGCGGAAGAACTGCCAGTCAGACACCCCATCTATGGATGGGGTTTCTGGGAGCTACTGGGGTCTGGACATATAAACGCTAACGACGGCGCTCTCCATTACGGAGAGCCTGGCCTGACAAATCCTGCACAATGGGACTTTGTGGATATGGCCGCCACAAATACAGGGCAAGGGTATTGGCTGTTAGAAAAAAACGGTACCGTTTGGGCCTTCGGCGATGCTGCGCATCACGGCAACATGACAACAACTGCAGCTTTGACGGCGACTTACTCTAGTCCTACGACTCGTAATGGATTTATCGGGGCAGCGATCGCTGGCGATCCTGGAGGGAGTGGGTATTGGATTGTGAATCGGCTGGGGGAGGTTCGTAATTTTGGGACCGCTGATTCTATGCCCAACTTCCCCCAAGCATTGGCGGGTGGAACAATTCCTACTCAGCCTCCTGGTGCCGCAAATTTCCGTGATGTCGTCGCCACTAATGGAGGCACTGGCTTGTGGGGTTTGTGGGACACGGGGGCAGTCACAACGGTTGGTGCTGCAGTGAATCGCGGCGATGCGGTAGCTGCATACAACCCCAACGAGTCTTCTACCACGAATTTTTGGGCTATGTCAAAATTGCCAAACGATGATGGTTACCGACTCCTACAGACCAATGGACGCATCAATTATATTGGAGGGGCGCAAAACTTTGGAGATCTAGGATCGACGAGGGCTCGCACAGTCGGAAACTATACTGACTATGCCGATATTGTTAAGGACGTTCTTCTCTGGAGTGGGTTCTTGTTGTATGGTACGCAGTTCGTCCACGGTAATATCGAGACCACTGGGGCATGGAGTGACGAGGATCTAACGGAAGATATATTCGACAAGAAATCGATTATGGATATTATAACTATGATAAAGGAAATTATCGGCTGGCACTTCTGGATCGATGATGAGGGTGGTGTTCGTTTCGAAGCCCCCAATTGGTTAGGGCCAGGGAATGTTTTTGAAAACGGCACCCGAACAAGTTTCGTTCCAACAATCGATGAACTTTCCCATCTGACCTCGTATTCGGCACAGCTCGACGATTCGCAGATCCGCTCTGAAGTGGTGATCGCCAACTCTGCTCCGACGAACGGTAATGCGAACACGATCGTGTCGACGGTGACCCCTCCGGGAGCGTTCTCGTTGCGAGGCATGCAGAAACCGGCCCTTTGGTTTAACGAAGTGTTTCTGAAGGCCTCAGAGCAGCAAATTATGGCCGAGCTTATCTCTATGCACATTTTCTTTTCAATGCGCCAAGGCTCTGTTCAATGTACCGGGAACCCAGCGATCCAATTGAATGATCAGGTTCGCATTTATGAACGGGTAACCGCCGATACTTACGTTCATTATGTGAGAGCCATTTCCACGAGTCATGATTTTGATTCGGGTGTCTACAAGATGACACTGGGGACGAATTGGCTCGGCGACGGTGGAGTGTGGGCCATTACTGGAGGATCCGGCAACGGTCCGATCACTGGCGGTGATCCGGGCGGTGGTCTCCAGCCGACCGAGCAGAGTTTTGCTTTCGCTGGTGGTTCTCGGACGTTCATCGTCCCGACCGGCGTGACTTCGGTCACGTTTGAAGTGGCAGGAGCACAAGGTGGCGATAACGCCGTTGGGGCGTCAGGCGGACGAGGTTGCCTAGTCACAGGTGTCCTCGTCGTGGTCCCTGGCGAAACGCTTATGGTTAACGTCGGTGGTCAGAGTGGTTTCAATGGCGGTGGCATAGCGGGGGCGGTGAACCCACTCGGCGGGCCGGTGCGGGGTTCCAACGGCGGCGGGAAATCCGATATTCGGCGCAGTGCATCCAATGCGTGGACGGGCGTCCTCGTCGCTGCAGCGGGCGGTGGCGGAGCCGGTGGCGGAGGCTACTACTTTGGTGCATCGGGCAATGGAGGCTATGGTGGATTTGGGGCAGGAATCGCTCCGGTGTTTCATAATGGCACCCCCGGGAATGGGTTCGGTAGTTCTGGAGTTAATACCGGTGGTGTCGGAGCGACAGCTACGGCCGCCGGGGCAGGCGGCCCTGGTATCGATCAATCTGGCACCGCCATTGTCGCCTATAATGGATCACCCGGCGTTTCACAAACCGGCGGAAACACGGTCAGTGTCAACTCGACCTCTGACGTGTTGTCGTCGGCTGGCGGCGGCGGTGGCGGTTACTTCGGCGGTGGGGGCGGCGGAGCTGGTCCT